TCATACCTTTATCATTCATATTATAACCTGCAGGGGCTAATCTGTAGAACGATCCAGTAAAAGTCATAGAAAGTATTCTATCTGTTCTAAAAAGTCTCCAGATCTTGTTTATGTGTCTTTTCTGAGACACCGACCATCCGTTTAGATGCCAACCTCTCAATAAAGTTTTGCCTTTTGAAGACCTCCCAATCACCATTGGGTATATAACTCGCTCATGGCCAGCAAAATGCGTATCTTCTTCTCCTTTGTAGTTGAGTAGGAAGATCATTCCGTATTTGATTGCCTTTATCATAGTCTGCTCGTTGTACTTGATAGGTTCGTTGATAGGTATATTGGCGATGTCTTTTACATTCTTCAATGAAAATCTAGGTATGAACTCATTGTCCTCTATAAGTTCGTATCGTTCTTTAACGACGAATTCTACAGGCTTTGTATTGTAATATGCTTTTGTTTGCGCTAGGTTCATAAAGTATATATTTAATTATATTCTATATATTAAATGTGAATGACGCAAAATAAAAAAGCGAGGTCACATTTGATGTGCCTCGCTTTTCCAACATTCTGTTGTAACCTTCTGTGGTGATTACTTAACTACAGTAGTATCTACTGAAACGGTAGATGCCGGAACAGCTGTAGTATCTACAGCAGCCTCAACGGCAGTCGTGTCAGTATTTGCAGCTTCTCCCTCAGGAGTCTTGCCACCGCAAGATGCAAGTACCACAGATGTGATTACTAAAAACAATGCTTTTTTCATAATTTTCTGTCTTGTTATTTTTTGTGAGATGTATATATCCAATTGAAGATTTTGTTTAGAAAAAGAAAAAATATATTTAATATATACATATACAAGAAAATAATTCTAAGAAATGTCAATAAAAAGTAGAGAAGATGCAAACAAATATTATCAAATCGTAAACGAGTTGGTAGACGAATACATGTCAAAGGGTAAAATCAGACCTTCTAATCTTAAAAGATACCTTCAACCAGGTAGTGAGAGATTCAAAAAGTTTTTAATAAGAAACAAGTTGAACGAGATAACAGGAATAGACAGAGTTCTTTCTGATGTGATTGAAGATAGAGCCAATATGGAATCTGACGGAGTTCTTACATTTGAAAACTTCAAATTCTTTGAATCTGATGAGTTCAAAATTGCTTCTATGAAACAATGTCTTTATAAAGGTATTGAAAAAGCGGATCTAAATATGGAAAAAGTATTGGCAGACGTTTTTGATACTAACTTAGGATCGATAGATATAGTAGATCCTGAAAAACATTGTTTTAAAATAGAGGATGAAGAAGAAGTTTTCATTTATTCAAAAGAAGACATTGATATAATAGGATTAAATATAATAGATCATCTATATGATGAGCTTTGTAAAAAAGATGTTGTACTTGCAGACGACATATCTATGAATCTTTCTGATTTGGTGGGAAAAGAAGCTTTTGAGAAAAAGATGCACGATTTTTTCACAGAAGAATTTTTACTAAAACTGATTGGAAAGTTACTTGATTCTGAATACTACAAAGAAGGTGAAAGTGTCGGAAAAGGAAACTACTTTGTTTGGAAAAAACTCTAAAAACATGTAACATCATGATATACTAATAACTAATATTTGGTTTTTCTATTTGGATATATAAATCAAAATAAAAATATCAGTATGTTACTAAAAGTAGGATCAAAAGGAGATGACGTAAAGTCACTTCAGGAAAAGCTGGGACTTACAGCTGACGGCTCGTTCGGACCTGGAACAGAGAAAGCCGTAAAAGAATGGCAAGCAAAAAACGGATTGACGGCAGACGGAGTTATCGGTGATAAAAGCTGGCAACTTTTGGCTTTATTCGGAACAAAAAAAGAAGAGGTTGTAATACCTGCAAGTGAATTTAAGCTTGAGGCATTAAAAGGACATCTTCCGGATTCAGTAATCGCTCAGATTCCTGACACAGCAAAAAAATTCAACATTACAAATGTATTGAGACTATCTCACTTCTTGGCACAATGTGGTCATGAGTCTGGTGGATTCAAAGCGGTTTCTGAAAACCTAAACTATTCTTCTGACGGATTGAAAAAAATATTCGGAAAGTATTTCCCTGGTGATACTACGGCTTATGCTAGAAACCCGGAAAAGATTGCTTCTAAAGTTTATGCAAACAGAATGGGTAATGGAGACGAAAGTTCTAAAGAAGGATTCAAATTCAGAGGTAGAGGATATATCCAGTTGACCGGAAAATCAAACTATCAAGGATTCACAAAATTCATTGGAGAGGATTGCGTAGCAAATCCGGATTTAGTAGCGACTAAATATCCATTGGCTTCTGCGGCATTCTTTTTTGACTCTAATAAACTATGGTCTATTTGTGATAAAGGTGCAGATGATGCTACCGTAACTGCAGTTACTAAAAGAGTGAATGGTGGTACTATTGGATTACCGGATAGAATAAAACATTTCAAAGAGTTTTACAACTTACTTAAATAAAAAAAGAAAAGAGAGCCACAAAGCTCTCTTTTTTCATGATAGAATATCTTTTATCTTAGCATCTCTGATTAGAACCTTTGATAGAATTCCTGATTGTTTGTCAATGGCTTCGAATATCTTTGTTTTTGAAAAGAATCCATTATAGATTGTGTTGAAATCGTCTTTCATATGTATAAGTTTCAAAAAAAGATTAGGTTGTAATCTTATAATAAACTTTTCTACATATTTATCTTCTCTCAACTCTAAAATATAAGCTTGTTCCATTTCTGGTCCAAAATTGAACTCTGATGGTTCAAATCCTAAACTCTTTATAAAATCTAATACGAATGAATACTTTTCATATCGACATTTGAGTTTTGTTTCTGTGTCGTAGTATGAAAATCTCGAAGGCATCTGATTAAAATCCATTTCGGTTCCTATATGATATGTGTCATTTTCCAATAGTTCCGAAAGATCAGATTCTCTCCTATCTTCTTTGTTTAAGATATTCTTTTTTTTAACAAAGTGAGATAGCTTAGTATCAAAAAGAAAATGTGTTTCTCCTGTTTCTTCTGCTCTTTTTTCACATTCGTCGATGAAATATTGATCTATCTCAGATCTTTCATATTCCCATGAAGATTCTTCTTGTATAAATCCTTCTGGTTTGCTACCATCGTCTATTTCTATAGTACCATCTGGTAATTGTCTAATATTCATGCTAAGGCATAGTTTTTTTCGTGGTCGAACCTTTCTTTTGAAAAGTCCAATAGAACTTTACACTTCTCATACTCTTCTCTTTCTTCGAAGTAGTACATTATTTTTTCGATAAAATCTAACGTGTATGGTTTAAAGGATATGTCATAACATTTACCTTTATTGATTCTATCATAAGTGCTATTCATCAAATAGCTGTAGTTGTGCATAACAATTTTATCAGTCATCTTATTTATTGCTTTGATTTTTCAAAAAATCTAATTCCTCTTGTGTTATTTTACTCATTCCGTGTTTACTAATCTTATCTAAGATTGAATCTACATCGAAACGGTCTTCGTTTTCTTCTACTATTCTTTCAATCTCCGTAGTTTCTTTCTTCATCATTAGGTTGTTCAGTTCCGCTTCTGGGTTTACACTTTCAAAATCTTTTAACTTAGATTCTAATTCCTCTCTAGAGATTGTCACACCCAATACTTCTACAACATCATCAATCTGTTTACCATATTGTTCATGTATATTACTTATTATATTTTCATTTAACTTTTTATCGATTGTCTCAGATGTATAGATACATTTATTTTCTTTGAAAATACAAACAATACTTTTATCCATAAGATAAACTACGTTTACAATATTGTAGTCTTTCAGTTTGGTATCTAACATTACTGTGTGATTTACCCTACTAACAAATACCGCTTGACCTTTTTTAATATTAGATAATATCTCTTCGAATTGTAATATCATATCTTTCAGAAGCTTTTGGTCTTTGAAATGTTCTTTTATTTTGTCTACAATCTTCGCATATAGGAAGCCTAATATAAACATAAGTGTTAACGTCATTATACTCATAGTGTATTATATATATTTTTTCTGATTTTGATTAGTATTTCATTGACAAAAGATTCATCTACTTTGTCTGGAAGGTTTGAGTTCGCGAACAGCTCGTCGATTTCTACGATTTCTGCCTCTACTTGATCAATAAGAGTCTGTAGGTCAATCTTTCCTTTTCTGATGTCGATTAGTTCTTGAGCATTTTCTCTACGAACGTTGATACCAAGACCCAATGCGATTTCTCTTGCCATATCCATAAGTCTTCGGGAGTGCATCATGTTCTTACCGTCGATTTTTTGACCGTGAGATTTAACATCAACCCATCTTGCATCATTTTTATTTACTAACCAATCTTCATAAGACTTATAATCTTTACAGTGTTCGGAATAACCATCTTTATTATAAACAATATTACAGATTGGAGTTTCATCTTTTGGAATAGAAGAAAGTCTAAGAGCATTTGACTCAGCAACGTTATCACCTTCACCAGTCTTTACAAGTCCTTTATAACCAAATCCCATTGAGTGACCTTCTTCTTTTCTCCATGCTTTAGCTTTTTCCCTCAAGTCTTCTGGAATCCTTTCATTAAAACAGTTGTTAGCATCTGTATCAAAATAAACAGCATATGAATCTCTAGCATTTGGTACATTTACAACTCCACAGAACTTTTCTTCAAACCCCTTATCAGAGTTCCATTTTTTCCAAGGAATAGATTTTGGTCCTTCAATCACATAAACAAAGTCGAGTACATCTTTACGAGTTACTTTATCTTTTTCCCAGTTTTGTTTTTTGTTTTGACCTTTTGCTTTTTGGATTTGCATTTTACCATAACCACCAAAAGATTTGGCACACACTTTGGTGATGAATTTATCTCTGTTATCTAAGATAAGGTCGAAGATAGGATCTTTATAGATGATACAATCTTCTGGTGTGTTTAGAAGTTCTAATACGGTTGGATTATTGCTAGAAAGTAGTTGTAGAAATCTTTTGATTTCATAGATTACGGTATCATTTGTATCGTCGTTGATTTGTTCTTTGTAGTTGAATCCAAAGATGTCTTCTTGTGATTGAATGAATACACCTGCGTAGTCTGTATCGGATGTTTCAATGTTTGTTCCATATGCATGTGATCCTCTAATAACGAGTAGTAGTGGTTTTGCGTTTGGAGACTTTTCTTCGATGAATCTAAATAGTTCTTCTTTCATTTTCTTTATTTATTCTACAAATGTAGTGATTAAAACTGAAATAAAAATAAAGCAACATTAAAATTTAATATATACCAAAAAAGAATAAAACTCATATGTCTACACAGAGTTATAATACGGGCAACACAATATATGATAGTAATGGTGGTAATCAAAACGTTGTTGCGGACTATGCTTATATTTCAGATTTACTTGCCAATATACCTGATAATAATACAAACTTAATTGATGCAAAAGACGTTAGGGATGCGGTTTGGACTTTATGGAATAGAATTGAAGATATAAATATAGGTTTATCCTCTTCTGGAATAAACATATATGCAACTGGATCAGGAACATTTTCGGCAGATTTAAGATATGATAGAACACGTCTATCTAGTGCAGCACCTGTCGGTGGTGTTCCAACTGGATCAACATTTAGTGGAACTCTTCAGGATGTTTTTGATAGAATATTTTATCCATATACAGCACCAACGTGTGCTTTGAGTGGTGGTAGTACTAGACAATTTGGTTCGAATACTTCGGTAACATTGAGTTTCACTCTTAATAAATTTGAAAAGCCTGTGACTGCAGTATCTATACAACTTCTTTCTGGAACATCACCGATAACACCAATACCTTCTGTGATAACTCAGAACAATACAAATCCTGCTAGTTTTGGTCCAAGTACTTTGTCTACCACTCCAGCATCTATTGTTACTTATGCTACACATAGTGCAACACCAACATCACTCAGTGAATCTAATACATACAATCTTACTATAGGTGATGGTCAAGCTTCCGCTGGTGCGTCAACTACCGTTACTTGGATGAACTATTTATATTATGGTACTTTAAATTTGAGTACACTTTCGGGTAATCCGAATCCTGATTTAACCGTAAGGCCCGATGGTAGCAATAGTGCAGCCGTTGCATCATCCATAGTGCAGATAACTGCAGCAATAGATAGCAATACCGTTAAGGCGACTGCCAATACGTATGATAGAGTTTTGGTATCAAAAGTTTTTGCAACCAGTAGAACACTTAGTTTGGCGGACTATGCTGCCGGTAATAACTATCTTTTCTTTGCTTGGCCTACATTGTTTGGAACACCTACTTTTAAAATAAATGGATTGTCGAATAGTGCATTTACTAAAGTTAAAAGTGGTTTTGTATTCACAAATGAAAATGGATTCTCAGGAGTAAATTATGATGTTTGGATAAGTAATACTGTCTATGGAACATCTACAATAAATATAAGTTAAAAAAATAAGATAAAGATATATGCCAACTCAAAACGTAGGTACACTAGTAGGGGCTGCGATAAGGCCAATAGATGATGCAATGCCGATTGCTTCTGCATTTTCTTTTGAAATAAATGGAGGACATCACCAAGTTGCCACTTTGGTTGCTAGAGATGCCATAATTGTTCAAAGAAGACAATGGGGGATGTTGTGTACGGTTTATAACGATTCAACTTCTACAAACAATGCAACATACCAACTTAAATATGGACATAACAATGGTAGTACCAATACTATGGATAACGCAAACTGGGTAGTTTTCTCAGGTGGTGGCGGTGCCGGTGGAAGTGCAAACTGGGTAGATCCTGTTCTTTCTGTTACAATGAGTACTCCTGGAATTTCGGCAGACGGAGATAGATATTTGGTTGGATTGGATGAGACTGCTTCGTTATCTGGTAGTTTTGCCACACTTACTAATACTGGATATGTTGGAAACTTAGTTGGTGGATATATTGCTGAATATAACTCTAGTATAAGCAATTGGGTAACTACATTACCAACCGATGGGATGACTCTAAGAGTCAATGATCAAGACAACTCATTTTATAGATATGAAGGAACTTATTCTACTGGTCAATGGTACAAAGAAAGAGTCAATCAAGTAAGATATCTTTCTGCGATTAGTGCAAATGGTGTTGATTATACTATAACCACTAATGATTTTTTTGAATACTCTACTGAAGTTGTATATTTAGTTCAGTTTGGAACTGCTAACTCAGGAAGTACAGCTTCATTAAATATAAATGGTTTAGGTCAAACAAACATGAGAAAACAGAACGCACTTGGACTTTCTGATTTTTCTAAAAACGATTTGAATATTGTTGGAGTTTACAATCTTATATATGATGGAACTATTTTTAGAGTTGATCAACAAGCCGGAGAAGGTGGTGCTTTTACTTTAAAGTATAGGATTATCGATTCTGAAAGAATTGAAGTTCCTGCATATTCTGAATATTTACTTTATGGTGATTTAGAAGTAAATGGTATATTAGATATCAATGCTACTGGAAAAGTTGTTTTGGTAAATGGTGGATTGAATGTAAATGGTGGTACGGTTTCTAACTCAGGAAATATAGAATTTGTAACCGTTCCTCAGGCAGCATCGACTGGAGTTGCTGGATATGTTCCAAAATGGGCATCTACTACTGCAATATCTGCAACTTCTTCTATACAGGATAGTGGAACAAAAGTTACTTTGAGCTCTGTTTTGAATTTGACACCAAGTAGTCAACCTGCAACTGCTGCGGCTGGAGATATATACTTTGATAGTGGTACTAATAAGTTAAGAGCATATGATGGTTCTGGTTGGAACGATCTTTGGTAATAAAAAAAGTCCTTCATTTGAAGGACTTTTTTTATGATATTATTTTAATAATATTTTCTAAGGAAAAACCATCTAATGGTTTGCCACCATTTTTAAGGTAGTCTCCATAGATGTTGTTATAGTCATCTATAGTATAGAACTTTGAATCTAAGTCACAAAATATAACTGTAGTATCGTGTGCATTCACCGTTTTATTCTGAAGTCCTGTCTCTCCGTATCCTGGTCCCATAGGTCCAATCAGTTCGGTTCCGTTTACTTCTTCTTTTATGAAATCTTCAAATCTTTTAATCATCATCCCCATTACTTGCTTCTATTTTTTCAAAGTATTCGTCTTGTTCTTGAAGAGAATATTCGTCTTTTTTGATATTGTATATTATGTTGTACAAAAATCTGTCATCTAATCTATGTTTTTCACCACCTTTCATTGTTATGGTACATACATCGTCTTCAAAAACATTTTCAATCTTACTTATTTGAAGTCCAAACTTTCCATATTTGTCGTGAAGATTACATATAACTATTCTTTTTTCCTTTAAAAGGTCGTCTATTCTAGAATATGTCGAATTCTTTGATAGATACATGAAATCTTTCATGTAGTCCTCTCTTGTATGCTGATAGAGGTTCAGGAAATTTATTTCCTTATCAGAAAGCTTCTTGCTGCTGTTTATCTTATCTAAGATACGGTTCAGCTCTATTTCTTTAATAGATTCGCCGAGAAGGTAATACTTTATGAGTTTTTTTATTTTCATGTCGCTATTATTTTCTATCATATATATTAAGAAGTGTAAACGATTTTTATATATAGTTTATACTAAAATTATATAATCTAATGGATCAAAAGTTACTTAGTGCATTAAACAATTTATCCGAAGGCCTGGAGGCCATCGCAGAGGCACTTAAAGAAAGTGGGGGTAGTGGTAATAAATCTGCCACTACTTCCGCACTACAAGGTGGAAGTTTTACTAAAGAGATTCAGGAAATAAATGTTGGTGTCAAGCAATTGATGAAAGATTCTAAACAGATTCTGAAGAACCAAGAAACTATAATAAGTTTATCTAAGAAGTCTGCAGGTGATAAAAAGAGTGACTTTGAAAAGGCGGGTGGTGATAAGAAGAAAGAAAGCCAGATTAAAAAAGGTATTGGAACTATATTGCTTATTGCAGTTGCTGTACTTGCCATAGGAATGGCATTTAAACTTGTTGGTAAAATTGATTTTCTATCGGTTGTAGGTTTAGGATTAGCCATGTTGATAATGTCTGAGGCGTTTGTAAAAATAGCCAAAACAAAAATGACTATAAAAGAGGCTGCTATTGCATCACTTGCAATGGTTATGATGGCAATTGCCGTTACTCTTTCATCATGGGTATTAAAAATGATTAGTCCAATCGGAATAGCACAGTTACTAACGGGTATTGCAATAACTGCAATGTTTTATATTATGGCTCCTAAATTCGCGATGTTATTGAATGCTGTTAATAATAGCTTCAAAAAAGTGAGTTATGCAGACATAATCAAAGTTACTGTAATCTTAGTTGCTATGTCTGTGGCGATAACTCTTTCATCATGGGTATTGAGATTAATCACACCATTGAGTCTTGGACAGATTATAACGGGTATTGGTATAACCGTGATGTTCTATGTTGTGTCTAACTTTTTACCTAAGCTTGCCATTTCGGTAATCGCGGTTAGTAAAATAATGAGTAAAAAAGACTTGGCGTTGTTGCCAATCATGTTGGTTGCATTTTCTATTGCGATAACACTTTCGTCATGGATATTGAGAATGATTGCACCAATGTCGTTTGGACAAATAATAACAGGGATTGCAATAACTGCGATGTTCTGGATTGTATCTAACTTCTTGCCTAAGCTTGCACTTGCTGTAATCGCGGTTAGTAAAATAATGAGTAAAAAGGACTTAGTTTTACTACCACTTATGATGGTTGCATTTTCTATCGCGATTATGCTTTCTTCTTTAATATTAAAATTGATTCAACCACTATCGTTTGGTCAGATAATAACAACAATAGTTGTTACTGCAGTATTTTGGGCAATTTCGATGTTTTTAACAGATATCGCAATTGGTGTTATAATGGTTGATAAAATATTGGGTAAAAATAAAATATGGATGATTCCATTGGTTTATGTTGCGATATCTGCTGCCATAATGGTTGCCGGTTTCCTTTTCTCGATGACTCCAGAATTGGGTTGGAAACAAATGGTTGGTATTCTATTGATTGGTTTGATATTTGCTGGATTGGCTTATGTTATGCCTGATATGGCGATTGGTCTTGTTATCATGGAGAAGGCCTTGGGTAAAGGTAAAATGTGGTTGATTCCTTTGGTTTATGTTGCGATTGCTGCTGCCATAATGGTTTCGTCTCACATTCTTAATGCTAGTGCTGAAATACCTTGGATGAAGCTACTTAACATATTGGTATTCTCTGTTGTATTAGTGATTGCAGTTGCTTTAATCGGATTACTATCTTTACTTTTAGTCAAAGTTATTGGATTAACCACTATACTAAAAGGATCTCTTTGTATTGTGGCTATAGCCACTTCAATAATGTTGGCATCATGGCTTCTTACTAAGGGTAGTTATAAAAAATATCCTGATTGGAAATGGGTACTTTTTGCAGCATTGGCAATTGTGGTATTTGGTTTAATAGGATGGTTATTGATGAAGATTGGTAGTCTCAGTACGTATATAAAGGGTGGTATTGCCATATTGGCGGTTGCTACTACTATTATGTTGACTTCGCATATAATAAATGCTGGAAACTATAAAAAATATCCTAAACTGGCTTGGTCTCTAGGTGTTGGTGCTGCATTGTTGGCATTTGGTTTGGCTGCGGTTGGATTGGGGTTAGTGATGATGTTTGATGGTGGTTTATCTCTTTTATTAGGTTCTCTTGGTATTTTAGGAGTATCTGCAACTATAGTTGCTGCCTCACACATACTTGCTCAGGGTAAATATGGTAAATTTCCTTCACTTGGATGGTCTGTTTCTGTTGGTTTAGCATTGGCTGCCTTTGGTGGTGGAATGGTTCTTTTGGGTGGTCTTATAATAGCATCTTTTGGTATTGGTGGTCTTATGCTTGCAGCAGGTGCTAAGGCTGTTTTGAAGGTCGCAGAAACTATAGTAAAGTCATCACACATATTAGCCAAAGGAAATTGGAAAAAGGGTCCTACGGTTGAATGGGCATCGGGAGTTGCAATTGCACTTGGTGCTTTTGCACCAATCTATAGTATGTTGTTGGAAAACGCACCTGGACTTTTCAGTGCGGGTGGTGGTGTTGGTCCAGACGATTTTGCAAGGGCCATAGTAACCGTTAGTAAGGGTATAATGACTGCAGCGGCTGAATTCGCCTCTCCTAAGAATAAAAGTGTTTGGAAAGGTGGACCTACACAAGCTTGGGCGACTGGTGTTGGTATAGCATTAGGTGCATTCGCCCCAGTTTATATGATGTTGCTTAACAATGCACCTGGTATATTCAGTAAGGGTGGTGGTGTCGGACCTGAAGATTTTGCAAAGGCAGTTATGACGGTTTCTAGAGGTATAATAGCAGCTGCTGGAGTATTTGCGTTAAATACCGCACAATTCGAAGAAGGTAAATATCCTTCTGTTAAATGGGGTCAAGGTGTAGGTGCTGCACTTAATGCCTTTGCTCCTGTATTTACCGCGTTGAGTAAAGATACTGGTTGGTTTACATCGGGTGATGAGGTTATAACCAACATGGTAAGTGGTGTCATTAGACTAGCGGGTGCCATCGTCACAGTTGCACAAATATTCGAATGGGCTAAGATGAAGTGGGATTCAGCTCCTAGTAAAAATTGGTCATGGAATGTCGGAGTTGCCGTTAGGTCATATGCAAAATTGGCTTCTGATATAAGTAAAAATACGGACTTTTTTGGTATAGGATTGTCTTTGCCTGTTAAAATCGTATCTTCAATTATTTCTGTAGGACATATTATACAAAAAAACAAAAAGGCACTAACAAGTTATTTGAATCCTGCATTTGTGCCTATTTTGGCAGTAAGTGTTAGGGGTTATGTTAGGTTAACTGACTTTGTTGCAAAAAGTGCTGGTATGTTAATGAACGAAAGTGGTGTTAGAACCGTTGCTGTTCAGATGGCCACTACTGCCAAAATATTAGAAAAAAACAAAAAGTATTTCTCTTATTTGATTCCGAGAAACTTTATAGCCAATTTGGCACCTAACTTATTAGGGTATGCTACAATGGCAAGGGCTTTGGAGAAGATGATGACGATTACCGAAAAGAAATTCATACCTTTAAGTGCATTGGGTGGAACCGACGTTAGTTATAAGACTACTAGACCTGCAGATATTTCTATTGTCAATAGAGTTGCTGCACAGATGTCTTTGACTGCAGCTATTATTGGTAAGAATGCTAAATATTTCAATACTAAAATAGATCCTAACTTCATGAAATCGGTAGGGTCAAATCTTTTCTATTATATGACTATTGCTAAAAAACTACAATCACAACAAAGTTTTGGATCTATGATAAAAAGTGCTTTTGGTCTTGATCCTATGAGTCAAATGGCAAATGGTATGATTAAACTTGCCAAAGGATATGATAGTCTTGCATCTTCCATAAAAAAGATGGGTTCTGCAATGAGCCAAATCAACGACAAGAAGCTTTCACAGATGGAAAGAATGGCTAGACTGGGTAGAAGTCAGAACCAAAGTAAAGGATTCTTAGGTTCTCTTGGTGAGGCTGCTGGTTCTGTTGTTGGTGCTGTGGGTGGACTTGTTGGTGGTGCTCTCAATATGGTTACTCCTGGTGGTGGTCCTGGATCTAAATCAAGTAGTAGAGAAAAGGAAAAAGTTGGTAAATATGGTAATGTTAACAAACAGAATGATATGATTATAGAACTACTTATGGAATTGAATAGTAAGATTGGTGCAGGTTCAAATATCGATACTGCTATGTTGAAAAAGTTGAACGAGAAAAAAGATTCTAAACTTCAGTAAACAATTTGATTGTTATTCATATAATAGATATGAATAAAAATGTTTCCATCTTTAAAAAGATTAGACTTTTCTCTTTTTATAAAAAAGTTATCAAAGAAAATAGTGAAGAGCTTGAGAGAAACTTTGGCCTTAGAGTTGATAAGGCACAAAGGTTATATACCGTTCTAAACATTCCTGAAGAAATAATAGGAGAGTCTTTTTCTCTTAAAAAATCTGATATCGATCGTATATCAGAAAACTATATAAAAGAGTATAACACCGAAGTAAACCGTATATTAAATGCAAAGGGACTTGGAGAGCTTTTTGGTCTTTATGAGGTTAAAAAGGTTGATAAGTACTCATATTTGGTGGTTATCGGATATTCACTTTTCAAAAGTAATGAGTATTATAATAAACTATATTGGAGAGTATATCCTATTATTGGGATAGTATCAATCATTACTACAATTTTACTACTTGTTTAGTAAACTTTTAATCAAAAATGTATTATAAATAAAAATTCAAAATATAAAAATTATGGCAAAAGAAACAGCAGAAGCATTCTATGAGTTAGATGAGACAACAGAAGAGCTTTTTATGGATGTCTTCAACAAGAAGTCGTTTCCGGTTAATGTTAACTTTCAATTTATTGGGAGCTCTAAACAAAAGCAATTGATAAAAGTAGCTAAAATCGCGGATGATTTTGCCTTTGTTCTTAAAAAAGAACTTAAAGTTATCATCAATGAAGATCTTTTAAACGTATTTGATGAAGAGTCTATAACTATTCTTATCGAGCAAGAGATTGATAAAATCAATATCAATATGGAAAGTGGTAAGATTAAGTTGGTAGGAACAGATTTAAACACATTTTCTTCTATTGTAAACAAATATGGTGTTGAGAAAGTAGCAAGAGCTAACAAAGTTGAAGAACTTTATAGTGAACAACAAAAAGATGCTAAGACAGACGAAGAATTTATTATCTAATCATGAGTATTATAACTAAAAAATACGTATCTGCGCTTCAAAAAAGATACGAAGCTGAGATGGCTGAGGCAGAAGCAAACATAGCACTTTATCTATCTGGTCATAATCTTGCAGCAATCGGAGAGCACTCTGATTTGATGGAAGAACAAGATAAGTGGATCGAAAAATATACGAATGCTAAAGATAAATTGGAAACTTTAAAATCTTTGGATTTGAATGATTCGGATTTAGATAAAAAGTCGGAAAGAATTAACAGCTAGGCTGTACAAAAATAAAAACAAAAATATGTCAAATATTGAAACAAACGTAGTAAAACCAGAGATTAAATTCTTTGAAAATAACACTGAGAATTTAGTTATTGATCCTATCAATGAAGTTATTTTAGATAGTAAAATCAAATCTATCGAAGACTATATGGTCAACAATGATGGAACTAATAAAAGTGATGAAGAAAAAGATAATCTTTATAAAGTATCACAAGGATTTTGGAAAGAGTATACTGATGCTTTAAGAGATGCTAAATACAACTTCCATCTTAATAGAGTTCAATGGAAATTCTTAACAGATTTAATCTTACAAAAATTAGAGTATGATGTAAACACTGTTTTCTTCGCAATCGAATTAACTGAGTTATTGGGAACAATGAGAGATGTTAAATATACAAACGATGATGAGTTAATCGCTTTCCCTGTTAATGCAACAGAAATCACTTACATCTACCATTTAATATCAAAACATAAAGTTAAAGGTCTTACTAAAGATTCTTATACATTCTCTAAAGTTTTGATGAGAATAGGAACTATTAGTAAACTTTTCAACTATTACGATTCTTATGCAAAAAGTTTATCTACAGATATCCAGGATTGGGTTGCTTCTTTTGAAGAAGGTATCATTGCAGAAGGTGTTGAGAAAAAGAAAAGAAAATCAGAAACAGTTGAAGCTACGGTAATCGAACCAAGTTCAAACAACTAATCATTGATTTAGTTTAATAAAAAAGCCTTTAGATTTTCTAAAGGCTTTTCTTTTAATATACTGGCTCAATCGGAGTAAATGGTCCGATTATGTCTCTCATTCCTGAAGAATCAACTAAATCTTTTATTCCACGTATTTCGTAGTTTTTTCTGTCTCTATAAACTGCCCCATATCCATTTTCTGAAGATATCTCTATTACAATGAATGGATCTATGTTAGAATCTAACGCAAAGTTGAATGGTGCTATTATTGGTGTTTTATGTGGACCATTTTCTTTCATAGAAATAATAGAATGTGTTGCACCGACTTTTGGTGGTGGAAGTATTCTTCTATATTCGTCTATTGTCTGTACCGGTTCTAAATCTATTTCTAACCACTCTGTTATATTCAACCAATTTTGGTCATCTCCTTGGTCTAATACCGGTGGTATTGCAGAATAAGTTGCACCAAGTCCACTATAAACAAACATCTCTCTATTATATTTTACTATGTTTGTTACTCCATATGTTCCATTTGCATCCCAATCTTCCACATCTTCATTTTTTCTTGGACTTTTAACCTTATTGTTGTCTTGTGCAGACTCATATATCTTTCCATAATAAGTTACTTTATCACCTTTCATATAGTTTGTAAATGGTGCCCATTCTTTATATGTTTTATATGTTCTAATCTTTATAGTAAAGTATTCTGGTAGAACCATATTTTCTTTAAACTCATAATATGGTCTTGGTGGTGGAACTAAACCTGTTGGATTTTTGTCTGCACCTACTCCATCTACTATAGTATAGAAGTCTAATACACAGTTGTAGACGGTAGATCCACTATTAACCGGCATCAAATAAGCTTCGTTTAGTTTAAATGATATTGGTGTCATACTTTCTCTTATGTTGACTATTCTCATATCATGAACTCTATGAGTAATCTGTGTACCACCTGTAAAGTAAGCTCTTCCTGTTATGTCTAGTATTTTGTGAGTTAGTGGAATTATATTACTTTTCAACCAGAATTTTAATCCTTGTAGTTTTATCGTTATATCATCTATACTATATCCAAGTAAATTGTTTCCTTCTTTGTCTGTTATAAAGTATGTTAGATTGAATAGGTTTGTCTCTTCAAAGTTCTCGTTTGGAAAAGTATGCTTTACAAAGTCGTTTTCTGTCCATCCTTCCACAGAGTTGTCAAATATATCTGGTATTTCTACTTTGAATAGTTTTAAAAAGTTTTCTGAAGTAGTATTTATATTTCTATAGTATTCGTTTAGTTGTAAATCGTTGTATCCAAAGAAGTTTATTGCGTTTATTATGGATTTGTATGATCCAATATAAGGATATATCAAATGCTTCATCATCAAAAGTTCTTTTCTCTTCATGTTTAAGAAGTTCCAATCTACACCACCTTCTAATATGTCATAATCTTTAAATATGAATATCTCATTATGACCTATATTTTTTCCTACATTTCCTAATTCTATTTTGAATCTTGGATCTTCTATTTCAGTCTGTCCTATTGTTTTAAATCTAGCAATCTCTCTATCTGTAACAAATAAAGTTGTTTTTAGGTATGTAGTTGTTCCTGATTTTGGATAGTCGGTTATTACAGTTTTTTCACTTTCAAAGAAGTCTAAATCTATGTTAAAGAAATCTACTATTATAGTTTTGTTGTAGATTTCTGATATCTTAACTACATATCCACTATTTGTTGATATGTACTGATTTTTAGTATTTGTTATATCCTTTATTTCGATTCCTAAATATTGTCCTACTTTCAAACCTTTACCTATAAAAGTCTCTTCTGACATCATGTTGAGTTTTATTTGTCCTCTTTTGTATCCGTCTGAAGTAAGTGTGTCAAATGATATAATAGTGTCATTTGTAGGAGTACTGGTGATACTAAACTCTACTTCTTCTCTTTTATAAAGTTGTAAAAATGAACTATATGCACCTTCTTCGGGTGCTTTAAATCCTAAGAATAGTTGAAGTGGTGTTGGCTCTGTAGAAACATCATCTTGGTCATCTATGTAACTAAGTTCATATTCAACACTATCAAAAACGATTTGTTGATATTCAGGTAAATCCACTTTGTTTATGTCTCTGTTAGGATATTTGTTTAAAGGAACATCTTTGAATGGTTTTGGTCCTTTATATGTATAAGGACCTGTCTTTTCAAGTTGCTCTCCGCTCAAATCATATATGAAGAATTCTGGATTTTCATCTGTCAACCATCTCCAATAGTATTTTACTGCAACATCACCTTCAAAGTTTTCTCTTGGTCTTCTGACACATTCATATGCCTTTACCCAAAGTTCTGTTGGTTTTACGTAATTTGGATTTAAAGTACCAAATTGTCCTTCGTCTATCGAACTTCCTGTTACTCCAATTATGTCAACTATACTATTTACGGTTGGTTTTATTACAAAAACATTTGCCATCGATGGTTGTAAAGTCCATATAGATTTGTCTTCTGGGTTGTATAGTATTCTTTTACTTATGGCTGGCGTCGTTTCTGTATGAACCACTACTCCATTTGCAGAATCCACAACACAAACTGTGCTTGTTGTATCCGATGCTAAATATACACCACCATCATATTGGTTTAGTGCCATTCTACCATATATTGATGGATTTCTATCTATGTTTATGGTATTGTCTGTAAGATTCAAAGATCTGAATCTAAAAGTCTTGTCAGAAACGTTCATCTCGCCTGTAAGGTTGTTGTAAATTACATCCACAAACTCACTCATGGTCATTCCTGGTACTGATGCAGTCAGTCCATTATCTATTCTCCAAAGTTGTGCATCTGCATAAACATATACAGATTCGTTTACTGGTTCATAGAATATAGAAGATTGTGCAAGATCAGGAATATTGTAAGATGTTTGTATATCTCTCGTTGCACCATTTACTCTAATCAATAAATCTGCGTCGGTAGTTATGTATATGTCTTTTTCAAACTCGTTGTATACCATTTTCCCTGTTTTTGTGTCTGTAGGTGATGGTGTTGTGAGATTTGTTATTAAAACGTTTTTATAACTGAATATTGATATTGTCGGGCTATTTTCGTAAGTAACGTAGATATCACCGTTGTCTGTGTTTATCAACATGTCCGCTGCCGTGTTGGTTAATGTTATAGATGTTACTATTATGTTTAATACAGGATCGACAACCCATAATTTGGTTTTTGATAGACAATATAGGAAGCTATTGAAAGTATTGAATTCTATCTCTATACTATCAGTGTTTCCTGTAAGATATATTGTAGATAGATATACTCCGGTATATGCATCCATTGCACTAAGATTGTCTCCTAACACAAAAACAGAGTTGGATAGCTGTATGTATTTCATATCAATAAGATTTGAAACTCCAGGCTGTCCACTTATGTTATAGTTTATTGTTTCGTAGTCGTTGAAGTTATAGTTTACACCAAACATCTCTTGATTATGTTGTATAGGGTTGAATGGCCCTCCTTGTCCTGTTGGTCCTACCGCAGGATCACACGTAGTCTGTCCAAATCCTATAGTGAATGCTAAAGTTATGAATCCAGATGATCTACAAGGTGCACTTTCTAATCCCCAGAAAGGTCCTTGGTAGTTAAGACTCATAATCTTTGGATCAACACTAAGAAGATTATATTTTACGTCTTGTAAAGGATGAGGTGTACTATTTACACCAATTACTCTTCCTGTTCCAAACCCCGCATCTTCAAAAGATGAATTTGCATCGGATTTTATTAGTCTTACTTCATTTCCAGTAACAATAGTTCCTTTGTTTCCTTTAATCTTTTTAGTTATCACATAGTCTGTCTGACCAGGTAGCATAATCTTACCGGTCTTTATGGTATAGTCAAGTCTTCTGTCTGTTCTTTTGACATCAAACTTCAATAGATTATTTATACTTTTAACTATTATTCCGTATGTTTCTAATACTGGAGCATGTTCTTCTGTCCATGCTACCAATGTTGCGGGAATATCCGGTAATTTCACGGTTGCGGTTGATGATGTTGATGATACGGTCGCACCTGTGTTGTCAAGGAAGGTTCCGTATATTGTCTGCATCTCATATGGTTTGCTGTTTATTGTAAACGATAGATTTCCACCTATTTCATTGAATAAAACTTTAGAGTGTTCTATATGATAATCTGCGGTTGTTCCTACTTCTATTCGATTTATTTCTATAGGTATGTTAGGATATTCCGATCTTATTACAATGGCGTTGTAGAATGGTGAAACATAACTTCCTAAGTATTCTAAATCTGCTGTGATTCCTAATGCACGAAGTCTGACAAAGTTTCTAGATAACCAGTTTCTTAGAGTTCTATCTATAGTTCTTTGCATATCTGGTGCCGCACCTGAATATATCCAAGCCACTTCTTCTTCATATACTTGTTTGTTGATTACTAACTTTATTCCAAACTCATCTATATCTGTAAAGACTATATTATATTTGTAGTTTTCTGAGTAGTCGTAGTTTAACTCTTGTGTGAACTTTTCTTTTATCTCAATAAGTCTTTCATTAGTTTGAAATTGCTTACCTATCAAATAAGAGCTACAATTTGCGACCTCTGTATCGTATAGATTTGATAGAAACAAATAGTTATTTGATGGTATAGAACTCGATGATGATAAATCTGGTGGCATCGAAAAAAGTTCTATTGCTTTTCTAATGATGAATGCTTCTCTATCTCCTAAATTTGCCAAACATGTACTTACGGTCTCTGTGTGGTAGAAATTAACTTCTGCATACTTACTTGGATACATCAAATCTGCTTTCAGTACTCCCTTATTTAAGTATAAATCTATATTTAATGAACTAAAATCGTCTTTATATTTTTCTGCAGCCATTGCTAATGTAACAGAACTACTTTGTGTATATCCCTGTTCAAAATATAGTCTATCTGTTGTTAAATAGATTTGACAATTGTTTACTATTTCATCAGTAAGTACTTGATCAACTGAAATATATGTTGGTTTTCCCCAATACTCTTTTGAGTTGGCGGGAGTGACAAATTGTGTGTTTACATTTGAATAGTCTTGTGTGTATGCCTTTATACATTGGTATACGTTGTTGTTATATAAAACCTGAGACTTTTCTGTATACACAACAAGTTCTGTTATGTTAGCAAAGTTGGGTACGTTACTAACTGTAAGAAAGTTTGTATTTAATGTAGATCCAATTATTTTAAACTCTCTACCCGATTTTAATATTTTTGGAAATGCATTCAGATTTTTGAATGTTATTCTACCATTTGCAATGGTTATTCCTCCGTCGTATATTTTAGGAACATCGGTTTTAGATATAAGTTCAATAAGAAGATTTTTATCAGTCTCAATATTTTTAAGGTAGTATTCAAAATGTACTGCATCAGTCACTTCGTTTTCTTTAACTGTATAGACACCATCATTTTTTTCACTATTTACTATATTTAGTTTTTTACCTGCGTAGTATTTGTCGTAAAAGTTTGGTTCGTTCCATTCCGAAAGGTTGTTTTTGTAGTCTGCGTCTATATAGTTGTATATTCCTAAGAGATTTGAACCTCTAAGTGTTACATCTTTTATCGATCCATTTGTGTATTCGACATAGTACATTGATTCAAACGTCGCGTTATCTACGTCTGTTAGTATCATTACTGCACCTTTTTTAGAACCGATTACTGCATAAGTCTTTTTAGTATCTTGAAACTCCAAAAACTCACTATCAAACATTATAAAAGTTCCAATAGGGAAAAATCTTTCAAAATCCACACCGTATATCCATTTAGAATAGAAGCTTGGATCATTATTTACAGGTTCTATTGCAGCCATAGAAAATGTTCCTAATCTTGCTCCATAGAAGTGCATTCCCCATTCGTTGAATATCTGAAACTTACTTAGAGTTAAATCTCCAGAAACTGCATATTCAAATGCCGGAAGATATTCCATTGTATATAGACCAATTGTCTTATAGATGTCTGATGAACTTTGGTGAAAAAGTAAATCTCCTTCGAATCTATCGACAGTGTTGTTGTACTTTATGTTTAGGTAATCGCCTTCCTTATTGAAGAAAACTAAGCTTTTATGGTTAGACATTTATATTGAATACTTTTTGATATATATTAAAAATGTGTTTCTTGATAATAATATATAGAGTATAAAAATCTTAAATAAATTATGGCCAAAATAGATAAAGTGGAAAAATTCTTAAAAGAAGAAAAACCAAAGAAAATAAAAAATCTTGAAGTAGGTTTTGACATAGATTCTTTTGAAAAAGAAGAAGATACGGATACTCTTGGATTTAGATCAGAGTTTGAACCAATCGCTAAAGGTAAAGAAAAAACTCTTAAAAAAGAAATACAAGTTACTACACCAGGATTAAAAAAATCTATCAAAAAGTTTGAGGATTTCAAGATTTCTATTTCTATTGATGAAGTAGAACCAGAAGAAGGTGTTCTTATGGGTGGTTTAACACCTAATGATGATGAAACTTGTTCAGATTGTGAATCTAATCCATGTGGGTGTGGATGTTCTGATTGTGATTGTGATCCTTGCGAATGTGGTGTTGGTGAAGAAGATGTTGCAAAGTTTTCTAACTTTAATGATGTCATTGGAGACTTATTTTCAGAGAGTTTAAAGTATCATTTGAAAAATAATAAACCAATCACTGAAAACATATTTAGACCAGGTTCTGAGGCTTTCTATGATGTTCTTAAAGAAGCTAGAACACATTTTGATTCTAATAGAGTAAATCTAACGGGATTGGATAAAGATTTGTTTGAGTCTACTGAAATAGGAAAGTTTGCTAAGTTCAATGGTGAGATAGTTCCTTTGGATCTTCCAATGGAAACGATTGAAGAAATGAATGAGGCCGAATACAAAGGTAGAGAAGTTGAGTTGAATCATCCAATGAGAGGTGGTACTAAGAAGTATCATGTTTATGTTAAGAATCCTAAAACAGGTAATGTTAAAAAGATTGCGTTTGGTGATGTTCACGGTGGATTGACCGCAAAGGTTAGTGATCCTAAGGCTAGAAAGTCTTTTGCTGCTAGGCACAAATGTGATATGAAGAAAGATAAGACTAAGGCCGGATATTGGGCTTGTAGAATAAACAAATACGGACATCTTTGGGGTGGAAAAACTTATCCTGGATACTGGTAAAATATGACACTTCCATATAAAGAAACTAAAATAAGTGATAATACATTTATCAGAGAATTTAGTCAAGATACTGACTCTGGTGAGTTTATGTGGCATCGTGATAGGGAAGATAGAATAATCGAATCTATCGACGAAACTGATTGGATGGTGCAGATAGACAACGAACTACCAAAGAAGATAGAAGGTGAAGTTTTTATACCGATGGGTATTTATCATCGGTTGATAAAGGGAACTAACAATCTTAAAGTAAAGGTAATAAAGTTAAAAAAATGATTTTTTTTTTAATATATACTCTATAAAAAAATACTAAATATGAAACACTTAAAAAAATTTAATGAAGGATTCTTTTCGAATCTTTTTAAAGGAAAAGAAGATGAAACACCAGTAACTCCTGAAGAAGTTAAATCAAAATCAACATCAGGTTCGGCTTTTGATAGAGATGAATTAAAAATTGAAGCGGAAGAAAAATTTAATTCTCTAGTAAAAGAATTAGATAGTAAGTTAAGAAATACAACTGAAAATTATATTGAAGTAAAACAAAATCCTGCCTTTAAAACCAAAAGTACAAAATCGGTAAACTCTTTTTTATTGAAAATGATTGAAGATCATTATACACAAAGAGGATTTATAACCAATAGATCGTATGATGGTAGAGATAATGCTAAACATGATTGGTTTAGAATAATCGCTGACTAAACAATACTAAAATAAAGTAATAAAAAAACCACTCTAATGAGTGGTTTTCTTTTTTAGTCAATCTTTGACTTATAGTTTTCGTTGTAGAGTCTGATTACTTCGTCATACTCGCTTAGTATTCCATCTTTGAAATCAGAGTTCTCATATTTCTGTCTATCAATATATTCTCTGATATAAGTTTCATATTCAAGCTTTATAGAGATGTCCATAGATTCTTCATCTATCTCAACTGCTTCTGAGATAATATCTTCTCCATCTTCATTCTTTTGTACTATGTCGTCTATATACTCAACAGATGCGAAATTACCTTTCTCTAACATCATTTCAAGCTTTCTACGAAGCTTTCTATTATTGATAAGTAGATTGTTTGATATGGCTAAATCTATGTAGTCCTTCGTGTCCTTAATCTCATCTAATCTATCAATATCCTCTTCAGTTATTACTCTGAACTTTCTGAATACTGGTGAGTAGTTGTTTGCATGAAAAGATACTTCATTTGTATCTAAATCTAATATAGTGATTCCTTTTTGGTCTCCCGTATCGTTTCTATCCATTTGGTACAAAGACCCTATGAATCTAAAATTTTTGTTCTGTTGAACAAGATGAATATGGCCCGAAAATACATCTTTGTATCCACTAAAGTTCTCTACATCAATCTTATCTGCGTTTCTATGTGCAACAGAGTTTAGGTGCATTTTACAACCATTTAAGTCTGAGTGGCAAAATAGATAGTCTCCTGGATTACTACCAAGTTCTTTAATCATATCGAGTCTTTTCTCTACCCATGGTATTAGAACAAGCTTTTGATTGTTTACTTCGATTGTGGTAGTTTTTTCATATACGGTTATGTTTTTGTTCATATAACTGAACAATCTAACAGAGTTGACTTCGTTTGATCCTTTGTTAAATAAATCGTGGTTTCCAACCATTATATGAATTGGTATAATATCAGAGATATCTTTAAGTATTTTTTCCACTTTATTTGATATGTTTATAGGAATGGATGTTCTATTATCGAATAAATCACCTAAGTGAATCAGTATGTCACCAGGCTTCGCGTTTTCTTTTAGATAGGGGATTACATAGTTATAGAATGTTGATTCCATCATATTCATCCATTTATCTAGGTTGTTTAGATAGATACCAAAATGGGTATCTGTTATCATATATACTTTCATTGAAAATGATAATTTTTTGTATGATTTATATGATTTTTATGTATTTAAGTTTAAATAAGTGAAAATGGAAAAAAATTGCTTTTTTAATATAATATATACATTATAGTTAAGCCTTTAAAAAAACAGAAGGTAAAAAAATATTAATATATACATTATAATTGTTTACCAATTACATAAAAAATAAATAAAAAAAATATGCCATTACCACATTATACGCAGATTTCCAATGTTGGTTCTCCAGGTGGACCTGGAACACTACCAGATGAAGTAGTATACCTAAACTTGTTTGAGGTAACATTCGTGTTACCAGTTATCTTACAGGCACAAAAAAGAGATGCTCTTTTATTGTTAGAAAACGCTACTAAAATAAGTTTAGCAAACTTAACAGAGTTTGATACTGCTGCCAAAGAGCAAAGATTCAAATACTCTACAAGAGTTTTTCAAACAACTCCTACTAAGACTAGTGGTACGTTGGCAATACCTTTCCAGGTAAATGTTAATAACAATGGTTCTATGGAAGTTTGGAATACTTTGAAAGCTTGGTATGACTTACTTTTTAACTCTCAAAATGGTTCTCTTCACTACAAAAGTGATATGATTGGAACTATTATCGTAAATCAACATGATAAAAAGGGTGTTGTATTGAGAAGGGTTACTTTCCAAAACTGTCAAATGTCGAAACTTGCAGGTTACGAACTTGATTGGGCATCAAATGATATCATTCCAACAGTTAGTGCTGATTTTGTATATGATTACTTCATTGATGAATACATTGACTCAGGATTCTCTATTAATCCTCCACTTATTTCAGGATATTAATACTAAATATAAAAACCCACTCAATCGAGTGGGTTTTTTTATGTCTATTTTTATAACTAAAAAACCCACTCAAAATTTGAGTGGGTTTTTCTATTAGAATTTTGGCATGCTTATATTGCTTGTCATACTCGATGCGTTCTTCATCATCGAACCTGTATCTGGCATTCCTTTTTGTTGCTCTCCTTCGTCTTTCTTTCTTTGATTGTCTTCTTCTTCGACAATTTCGTTAACAAGTTTGATGTTTTCTTCAAACATCCAGAAAGGCCAATCATCCATTGACACTTCCTGTGTGTGAAAGTGTTTTTGGAGCATTAATTTATTCTTTAATATATGCTTCAAAGGCATCATGAATAACGAAAATACTTGAGGCTCCGTTGGGAAATTGCATATCTGTGTGGACCTCCTCACCACACTGGCATAACTTTTTAAGTTCTTTTATTCCAAATGTCATCTTGCCCACAGCTGCATTCAAAAATTGAAATGAGATATCATCCATTTCTTCAAATTCTTTAACTTTTGCTTTTACTCCGTCATATGTTATAGAAGTTCTACCATTCATCATAAAAGGAATGATTTTTAAGAAAGCTAAATTAGGATTTCTTTTTTCATTATTTTCTTTCATAATGTATTCTGTGAAAGCCTTTTGAAGTCCAATGTTAGGTGGAGTCAATTCAAAGGCTTTACCATTAACTGTTTTGAAATGATATGATCCTGAATTTCTGTTGTAGAATCTTTCAAGTTTTTCATCTATTTCATGGAAAACAAAGTTTTCTTTGTTTAGTGAGATTGCCACTTCTTCGCCACAACTACATTTTGCATTTACTGATAATGAATTTCCTGATTGGAAAGTAAGTTCTCTGATAAGAAAAACTAAGAATAGTCTATCTTGATCTTTGATATCTAAATAAGATCCTATTTTACCATCAGAATATTTAACTCTAACACATGATTGTAAAATATCATTCATTTTTTCCACTATGTCGTAGAAGTTCTGGTCGTCTACCATAGAGTATGCTTGAATCTCTTTTACTTGTGCTGGTCTTACCATGAAAAGAGTTCCTGTTGGATAGAATTGTCCACAAGGTAATTCTCTGATATCGAAGTTGAAGTATTGTAAGTCACTTACTCTAGTTCCCTCTACTACAGGTTTTTGTGCGGTTGTATTGTCATTAAAGTTGTTCTGATTCTTACTTGGATCGATATCGTTTAGATGTCTCTTTAGGTAGTCCTCTTCACTCATTTCTTGTTCTTTAGACATAATGTTATTTGTTATTTTTTAAATATATATTAGATATATCTCTCTTCCTTATATCTTCAAATAACTATAAAGTTTTCATAAAACAAAAAAACCTCAAATTTCTTTGAGGTTTTTTTATTTTTAGTGTATATTATGCGAATCCACCTGCTGCAATAGCTCCTGTTCTTAGTATAGTTACATTGTTAACAATGATTCCCATACCTTTGATAGGTTCTACGTAAGTATCAAGTACACCGATTTGGTTATCGATAATCTCAGTCGTATTGTTTTCCTCATCCATTTTATTGAAGTAGTTGTACAATCCATTTTTACTTACATATGTTTCACAGATTACGTCAGCTCTAAGTTTGATTTCAGCTCTGATGTCTGGTGTGTTATATCTCCATTGGAAGTCTAACAACATTCTTGATAACTCTCTTTCAAGCTCGATAAGTACCTCTCTAACGTGAATGTAAGAAAGTGCCGATTTGTAAAGAGTTTGTGCTGTATTCTCAGTCTCAATAACGTTTCCTCTATTTCTTTTGAAAACGATTGGGTTGATTTGAGCACCATTTAACCACTCTATGTCAGATGGAGTAAAGTCCATTTCTAATCCAGCGATGTTTGTGATTCTACCGTTAGTAACACCCGCTGCGATTGTCCAAGGAGTAATAGATCCAACATTTGATGTATGTTTTCTCATATACGTTGTTGCTGCATGAGATGCTGGTGGCATATCTAATGGTCTTCCATTGTCATTTACTGTTAAGTAAGGCATGAAGTAACCAACACAAGTTGTACCTGCTCCGTCACCGAATGAGTAAAGGAATGCTGGTCCACTTTCAGGATCTCCACCTTTGGCAATAAACTCTGCTTGAAGAACTCCTTCTGCGTTTACGAATGTTGGAGAGCTTGAGTTTTTGAATGACTTCATAGAAGGCATATTCAAGAATCCAAATGCGTCTAATCTATCTCCACAGATGTCAACTAATTGTTGTTTAGATCTTTCTGTCAATCCTAATCCAAATGAATCGATTAAGTATCTGAAGTCTAAAGCTTCTTTGTTAGTTATTGCTTTGAACAATGGTGTTCCTTTTGAAACAAGATTTAATACTGCATTTTGTCTAGCTTCAGTTCCATCAGGTAATGATGCTTCTCTTACTCTGAATCCTTTTAAAGAGATTGCTTTGTAAGTTGTTGCATAGTTATCAACAGTTTTGTATCTTGTTGTTTGCCAGTCTCCACTAAAATTAACCTTTTTGATTTCAGAATCACAAGTTATTTCAACTAAGTCTGCGTTTCCAGTGTATTGTCTTTTTGAAACAATTCTTGTTAGTTTTCTTGGATATTGACCAATGTTTAGTGTTAGTTCATTATACTTAGCCTCTAAGAAGTCTCCAACTTTTACTTCAGTATATCTAGCTCCCGCTACAAGAACTTTGTTAGGAACTTCAACATATCCAGCAGGATACTCAATCTCTAAAGATTGTTTGTAGTTTGTTATTGCAGAGTTTATTTCGAATGTTCCTGCTGTTTCGATATCTACATCCTCATATGAATTAAATGTTTCATCCATAAAAGATACATTTAAAACTTCTCCATCAACATACATTTTAAGGTAGTGTTTAGTGTTGAAGTCTGATATTATAGAAACGTTTTGTACTCTTTCGTAAGAAGTTTCTTCGTTTACTTTATATACGTGTGTGAATATTCCAGCACCATTATCCATAGTACCAAAAAGATTATCTGATATGATTGTGAAAGTTCCTGTGTTTGTAACCGCACCTTTTATAGAAATCACGTCGTATAAAGAAAGCTCGTCTAAATCTGCTGCGTTAAATGCGATATAATCGTATCCTGCTGCAGAAGAAGTAGGTCCTACGTTTACTCCAGCAGTTAATCCAAATACAGTAACTGCAGATTCACCATCAAAGAAGTAAACATCAGATATGTATTCAGCACCCGCTACATAAGGAGTTGCATTTGCTTTTTCTAATATTGTTTTAGATGTTTTGTTTGCATAGAAGAAATCTCCAGTGTTTACAACACCATCATAGTATCTTCCGTATAGTTTAGAGTATTTTCCAACTACACCAAAACTATTTCCATCAGCAACTTCTACTTGTGTTTTTACACCTTTGGCACCTAATATAAATTCGTTATCTACTGTATAGAATACTAAGAAACCTTTTAAGATGTCTTGTAAATCTGCTAGTTCGAAAGGAAGTTTAAGTTCGAAAGATTTATCTTGTGTAGAAGAAGTAACAATATTTGATATTGAAACGTCTGCTAAACTAATCTTATCTCCTTTGTAGTTGTTAAGACCTTTTTTAAAGCTTTTAAGCATTGCCATTTTAACTTTGTTAGGACTATCGATTAGATCAACAAGTCTGTTAAACATTTTGAATCTTCTGTATTGTGCGTAGTCTTTAACGTTTATAGAAGAGTCTGTATCTGTAAAGGTTACTTTAATAGATCCTGTTGCTCCAGTTACTGCTTCTATGAAGTAGTCTGCACCTGATGCCGTACCAAATACGAAGTTGTTAAATCCACCTTGTTTAAGGTTTACGTTTGTCCAAACTGGAGTTCCTGTTATTTGTTGTTCTAATACTCTGAACTTAACAGATGCTAATACAGTATCTGTAGATGCTACTGAAGGATTGTTTGCGTTTGTACTATTTACAACTTTAAATTTTCCTGTAGAGTCTACTACGAATGCAGATGAATATGTTGCTGCAGTTGAACTGTATACGTAGTTACTTCCTAATATACTAAGTGTTGCAGTTCCTGAAATAGGTACTTGTTTGTCTCCAACAACAACAAATGCGTCATAGTCTGGATACATAAGTGAGTAAGTAGCTACGATTGATGCAGTTGAATAACTAAATGTTGCAGCAAGTTCTACGTTATAGATATATCCTTCTGAGAAGTATGATGTTCTTTCATCACCATTAGTAACCCATCCTTTTACTTTAGGAGTTTCATATGCGTGGTGTGTTCCAGTCTCATATGCCCAAGATGCTGAACCACCTAATAAAGCAGTTACGTTTCCTGGTAAATCTAATGGATTTGAAACGATTTCAATCTCTTCTGATATTACTTCTTGGTAAGAAAGGAAATCAATATTAGTTTCATTTTTACCTGCGATTGTATGGCCGATTAAGTCAAGTCTTCCGTTGAAGAAGTCTGTTTCTACTAAGTCACTATTAAACGCACAAAATATACCAGTTCTGTCTGTATCTCTATTTACTACTGTTTCGATGAAGACGTTTCTACCGTTTGCATCTCTAAAATATGGAATTAAAGAAAGTCCTTCGTAGAATGCTAAAAGCGTAATGTTTCTATCATTTGCGAATTCTCTAACTTTGTCTTTTCTAAGTCCTGTAGCATTGAAGTAAGCACTCCATCTAGAATCTACTGCTAAAGTTTTGTAGTCTGACCAATCACCACCAACTACAACAACATCAACCATATAGTCAGATGCGTAATCATTAGTGCTAACATAAGGAGGCATTTTTTCTGCCGAACCATACCATTCGATAAGAGTTCTGTCAAATCCAGCTACTGCTGATTTGAAAACAAATACAGTTACGAATTTATCAGATAAGTTTGTTAAACTGAATGCTCTTTCAGAGTATCCTGTGTTATTTTTAGTAAGATTTATGAAAGACTCAGTGTCTCTTTTCCAGAAACCTGTAGTGTCAAAAAATCTTCTATAAGGACCAGTTCTTTCCACGTCGTTTAAAGTATCTGCAGAAGTAGATAGAGACTTATATTCAATAACGTCTAAATTATCGTCTGTAAGAAGCAAGTTTATTGCATAAACTGGGGCTGTCTCCAACATTTTAGAAACTGTTCTATGAAAGAACGAACCCTTTCTCTCCAATCCTCTATCCAATTGACCGAATATTGCTTCTAAGTCAGTTGTGTTACTAACCATTATCGGTGTATTGACAGGTCCTTTTTTAGACACGCCTATTACCAAGTTTGTAAGTCCTTCAACAACTGGAGTCGCGATAACGGAGTTATCATATTCCTCTAGGAATATTCCTGGTCTTTTGTATTTTCCAATTTGAATTGCCATATTTTTTAGTTTAATTTTTTATAGTTAAAGTATATATAAAATGTAAAAAGCGATATTTTTCTCTTTTTTTTAAAAGGAGGTTATTTTTTTAGAAGAATCTTGCATTTCTTTTTTTATTTCCTCCATTTTCTTTTTTTGTTCTGCGGTTGCAGTCAATAGGGCTTTTTTTAAATCGACAATCTCCTGAGTCTTTATCTTTTGATTAGATTTTATGTCGTTTACGGTCTTTAATTTGGCGGAAGTGTCTACTTTCTGACTTGATAGTTGCTTTAAATCTTCTTCGTTTTTATAAAGATCATCATTGTACTTCATCAACTCATCTTGAACATACTTTATTTTCATTTGAAGGTTCATCATTCGTGTGTACTCTTCTATGAATGGATTATTCAAAAACTTTTTATTTATTTCCTCTATCTTTTTATTTAATAACTCATTGTCTTTGTCACTTTTTAGATTCATGAAAGCTTTATCAAGTTCTGCCTTTACTGCAGGAAAATCTTTTAAACTTTTTTCAAGGTTATTAGTTTCTTCTTTGGCAAGTTTTACGTCAGGCTCATCAGTTATTTCGACTTCCACGTTTTCAAAACGTTTAAAATTCTTTAGATATTTCATTTTTTAAACACTTTTATTTAAGCTCTGGTGATTTCAACTTTGCTCGCGTCACTTCCGTTAATCATATTTACGATCGTGGAAATTCCCGCCACTTTGGCTATCTGCTTGTTTAGTTTTTCGACCTTCTCTTTGTCTTTACCTATTTCTTTTCCAAATTCTATCGCGTTGAAAAGAACGTTTTTGCCATCCACCTCTTTTGTGATCCAATATGCTCCGATCACTTCTATTTTTTCGGTGGTGATTTTTTTCTGACCGTCCGCACTCATCATTCCGACTTCTATAGTACCTGGTGATAATAACAATTTCAAGAAATCATCTCTTTTAACTTTGGTGAAATGTGAAAGTGCTTTAGATTCTTTTACCTGTAAATCACCACCTACTAAATTATTAGCATGTCCTAAAACAGAGGCGTCTAGAAGAGGATTGAATGTGCCAAAGTTTTTACTACACTGCATATATGCATATGCACCATCTATCTCTTGAATGTAGAATGCTCTCTGTGCCTCGTTGCCATCTTTGTCTTTTATCTTCAATACAAAAAACGTGTATTTTACAGGATAAACGGCTTTTTTACCATCGTCACTAACCGCGTTTTCACTTTTTGTGGCCTTTATCTTAGTAGCGCTTGCTTCTATCCCTTCTACAATCTCTTGGTTATTTTCTTCATCTTTTTCCAAAAATGTTCCTCCTTTGTTGATTGCAGTACCTATCTTCTCGTCCGGTTTTCCAAAGTATTCGTCTAAAAGCTCTGCTTGTTTTCCTCTTCCTGAATCACCATATCCACTTTTAGATTTGTAAAGACTATCACCATCTAACATATCGGTCATGAACTTTCTCAGATTGGCACCACCGTTTGGTCTGATTTCGTTTCCTACTCTTAGGTTTGTCTTCGGGTCGAAGATGAATTCGTATTTTCTATCTTTCATTAAATCCAAAACTGCATTTTCCCAAACATCGAATATTTTGTCGTTTCTATAAGGACCTTTGTCTCCAAACGAAGTATATTCTGCTTCGGTACTTACACCAGGTCCGGTACTTCTTTTTGTTATGTATTTTGCCATATAAAGCTTGTATGCTCTGTTGAACAATTTCAATATCTCGATTATTGGATCGTATCCGTCTATTATGAATCCGTCTTTGTCTTTTTCTAACTTTTCGAAGTTTGCTCTAACTTTCTCAAACTCTGTTTTATCCATTGTGTAGTCTTTTACATTTCTACACTTTCTCTCAAAGTAGTCTTGTATCCTTTCGACTCTAGACATACTAGATCTTGGATCACTTGCACTTGTACTTCCTTGAGTTTCTGTTGACTCTGGAGTCTCTTCTGTAGTCACTGGTTCTTCTGCTTCTTTTATGTAAGACATGAATCTGTCGAATTTAAGCAATCTTCCTACAGGTTTACTACTGCTCTTCAATGCTTCGTTTAATTCCAACATAATAACACGCATTCCAGCTTGTATCTCCATTAATTTTGAGATATAAACACTTTCGTTTACCGATTCGTCAAGCTTGTCCAGGTCGGCTTTCATTTTATCTATGTTTGCTAGTATCTTCGCTTTTTTTGGGTTATCTTTTTTAAGTTCCAATGCTTTTTTAGTCGCACTTTCTATATCTTTTATAAGCTCGTCCTTTTTATATTTGGTCTCTCTTGCCTTTTGGTCTACATAAGGTGAAAGATCTGATTTTGAAACTCCAAAAGAAATTTTCGAATCGTCGTACACAACAGATAGTGTATCTTCCTTTGGAAGTTTTCCACCTTCTGCGTCGTCTTTAGTTGCCCACTTTTTATCATCGCCCATTTTCATTACATGAGTCTTCGAAACCAAAGTCACAACTCTCTTATCGCCTTTTCCGTCTGTGTATATGTATTTTTGACCAACGTTGTATTTGCTTTCCTTTTTCTTTTCCTCGCTTTGCTCTGAATACTCTGTCTTAACATTGACAATTGGATTTTTCATCAAAACCTTTAATGTCTCAACAAACTTTTTAAGCGGATCTGCCAATTCTCCTAAACCACCATAAAGATTCTTCCCATCAAACTGTAAAGCTCTCTTTGCGAATCTTGCGATTTTTTCCGCAACAACTTCAATCTTACCACCATTTGGATTTTTCTCACTTCTTGGCATTAGATATTCGTAAGACTCTTTATATAAAGAATCTTTTTCTTGAATCGTTTGCTTTTTGTCACCTACCAAATACCTATTTATATTGTCGTATAAGGCCATTATGAGTGTATCGTTTTTACCATCTTTATGTTTGGCTAATAGTATTCTGACAAACTCTTCACTTATTGGTAGCTTTTGGTCTTTTGTATCTATAAGAGATGTTATATCTTTTGTTAATTTTCCAAATGCTTGAGTCAAATGATCTTCTTCTTTATAGACATTATTTCCATCTACACTATTTCCTTGTTTCTCTAATACTAATTCAAGTCCTGCTTTTAAAGTTATCTTTTCCTTTTTAGTGTTAAGTTTCGTAGCAGCAGCGAGTGTTGCTTTCAATTCTAGTTCGTTTTTGGCAAAAATTTTATCAATATTTGCACTTGAAAAAGTAACTCCTTTGTTTATATCGGAGTTGTTCAGTATCGATGTTAATGTGTCACCTGCTACAGTTACATAAGGAACTGGTTTCTTTGCATCTGCCTCTTCTTTTTTGTTGAAGTTTAAAAGATTTACACTTTTGTAATTTTTTAAGATATAGTAAAGTGCACTTAGATTCTTAATCATGGTTGGAAGGCTTTCTTCTAACTTTGAATATTTATCCTCATTCTCTTCAGAATCTTCTTCACTTTGACCCTGTCCTTGACCCTGTCCTTGACCTTGTGCTTGACCCTGTCCTTGACCTTGTGCTTGACCTTGTGCTTGACCTTGTGCTTGACCCTGTGCTTGACCCTGTGCTTCTATTTTTTTTAGTTCCTCTAAGAAACCCTCAAGTTCTTCAAGTAATTTAGCCTTTACTGTAGTATCAATATCGGTTTCTTTCATCTCTTCTGTTGCTGTGATTGCACTTTCTGTAAGATTTATTATAATATTAGTCTCAGAACCATTTTCAACGGCCTCGTTCAATGCAAAAAAGAATGAATACAAAATACTTTTTGCATAAAGTTTCTTATCTTCAGGATTCATGTTGTATGCAAATCCAGATGCTGCTATCCTATCAAATTCACCTTCTAGTCTTGAGATTAATGGCTTTATTCTTCTAAGGTTGTTAGCGACTTTTGCTTTTCTAACAAGGTGATTTAAAAACCTACCTACTAATGAATCATGCCATCCAATATCATTCGCCATTGGTCCTGATCCGTGGTTGCTGGCATATTCACTTTCTTTTATAAGTTCTTGATATAGTTCATTTCCTGATATTTTTGCGTCTCTTAGAAATTCAGATTTTTCGTCTAATCTTTTGGCTTCTCTTAAAAAGTCATTTCTTTTAATAAGATATTTCATGTAGTTATGATTATATTTTGTTTATATATTAAAAGTGTAATCTCTATTTTATTTGTATTTTTGTATCTGAAAGATTGATATTAGTATAAATAAAAGATAGAATAATTTGTGTGAATAGAATAAATGTCTTATATTTGTAAAACAAACAAACAAACAGAAACTATGAAAATCAACTTCGATAAAATAATCTGCATAAACTTGACATCATTGAGCTCTCAACAACTATTTGCAGTATGTGAGACTTACTTTATAGGTTTTGAAGAACTTTATAGAAGAAAAACAGAAACAAAAGTATCTATGTACTGGATTTCAGAAGGTAAAATTGTTGCTTTTATTATCGGTGGTTTCTTTCGTTTAGGTACAGACTTTGCTTCTCTTTCTAAAGAAGATCAAGATAAAATAAAAGCCATCAAACCGGTGAAAACTCCAAAGATGCCAAAAACTGAACAAACTCTTAGAAACTACAAAGCTTTTTTAGCAGAAGGTTATGACATACGAACTCCATCTATGGATTCAAAGTTGTATAACTTAGAGTCTCGAAAAGATTCTGTTTATGTTAAAGATGTTGTTAAAGATGTTGTTGAAGTTAAACAAGATTTACCTGTTGTTTTAGAAGTAGATGCAATCTTAGAAAAAATATTCAAATACGGAATAGCTTCTATCACTGCAGAAGAAAAAGATTTATTAGATAATCAATAATATAACTTTGTTTGTGTGTGTGCCTCGGATAAATCCGAGGCTTTTTTATTTAGCAAATATTTAATACCATTTTTCTCTTTAGAATCAACACTTTTAAATTTTATTTTTTTGGTAGTTTAAAAAATCCGCCATTAAATCGATTTCGGTTTTTTTCCTTACCTAAAATTAAATATATAACGTATAAAAAAAATCTCCAAACATGAGATACCTAGAGTTGAAACAAAATGGTAAGGTCTTTACCAATGAAAGAGAAATAAATCAAATATTACTATCTAACAAATTTTACTGGCTTATAGATTCCGAATTTGAGAACGCAGTTCTTGAGTTGAAAAAAGAAACTATAATTTGGCATAGTGGTGACTTCTATTCCGGAAATTGGCATTATGGCATATTCAAAGGTGGGTCTTTCCATGGGACCTGGGAAAACGGAATTTTCGAAAACGGAAACTTCACCGGTGAATGGAAAGACGGCATCAAATTATGAGTGACGACAAAAAATAAAATAACAACTATGAAAAGGAGAAAACTAGCTCTAAAATCAGTAGGCAAAAACGATGTTTATAACAACGGTATTGTGAGAGTAACAAAAGAAGAAGATTCATACTTCTTTGAAATTGGAAACGAACTAACCAGTGATATCGCCGAAGCAGTTGCCTTGTTGATGAGAAAAGTGGATTGGAATGATGGAATATGGGATATGGAATTGGAAGATATAAATATAGATAACATCACACCTGAGAAATCATTGTTTTGGTTAACTGGTGGATATACAGAATGGAGAACATTAGAAAACTATAACAAGCCTTGGTGTGACTGTTACCTTGATTTTCAAGAAGAGTTTGGAATGTTAATATTCAACATAGTAAAAAGAAACAAAAAACTAAAAGAAATAAGAAGCAACTACTATAAATACTTAAACTTACCGATACTTTATGATTTTGCGTTAAGTAAGAACATGATAAAATAAAAAGAAAACCCATCATTTGATGGGTTTTCTTTTTTTATATATACTATATGGAAAAATTAATGAACGTTTGTAAGAGTCCTTGGTGTAAGGCACATTTCGAATATTTTGAAAATGAGATTACAATTGTTGATGGTAATGGAGTAGTACCCAAAACATGTCCAAAATGTAGAAGCTTTGATACAGAGCTTAGTGGTGGTGTCACCTGGACCGACAAAGAATATGAAGGTAGTAGATTTGACGGAAAACCACATGAGATAAAATACAAAATAACGAATTTTAAACTATGAGAGCACACTTCTTCGATATAGAAACCATTTTAGTCATGGATAGTAAAGTCTGGATAGTAGATAAATCAAATCCAAAAGTACCTATTATGAAAATATCTAGATCAGATTTTAATCTGATAAAGAGTGGAATATACAAAAGTCAAAATAATTCTATTTATTTTGGTGGTGCCACCTATTGGGTTCCTGAAAAACTGATGAACACTCTAAAGATTAAATGTAAGAATCTAAAAATAGATATTACAAAACTTATATTTTCTATGCAGGAATACATGAATCCTGAGATAATAGAAACACTTGACTATGATATAAACATAGAAAACTTACAACATCTTAAAAACACGACTGATGACATATACTTTATTTGCTCAAAGAACACTAAAAACAACTATGAGAAGATAATAAAGAAAATAGAGGAAAAGCTTGAGAAGATAGGATTGACTGTTAAAAAATACTATTTCATATCTGATACTTTTTACAATAGAGACTTAGATGAAGTTTCTCATAAAAAAGTAAGACTTCTTCTTCAACATCTTATTGGTATGAAAACAGAAGGTGATAAGTTTATAGAAGAAGAACTTCAAAAATATGATGAGATTGAATTCTATGAAGATGATGAAAAGACTATTAGTCTTGCAATAGATTGTAATAAACTACTTCAACTTCTTATAGATAATAGTGAGTCTAGTATAAAGTCTAATCTAAAAAATCTTCTTAAATCAGAAACTCTACTTTATGTAAACTTTGTGAGTCCTAATAAGGTTAAAAGATTTTCTAAAACAAAAGTCGTGGTTGAATATCACAATCTTATAAAGACTTTTGAAAGATTTAACTTCAAAAAGTAGTTTATTTAATCTTATCCTGAGCTTTGTTCAACATTGCCTGCTTTATCATCTCGTTCAATTCTCGATTTGTTGTAACTTCACCTTCTGGACTTTTATTTTCCGATTCAATAGGTAGTGCTTCCTGTTCTATTTCGTTGTATCCTAAGTCTTTTCTGAGTGTCTTATAGAACTTTTCAAGTTCCGTCTTTTGGCCTGATAAAAATTTAGCATTTTCTCTAATTTGACCGACTGTCTGATTAACTACTTCATGCATTCTTGCAGAGTTATCACCATTATCTACCTGTCTCATCTGTGTAAGAAGGTTCTTTCTTGTCATCTTAGTCAGAAATATAGCTTCGGCGTAAACCATAGCATCTTCTTTCATCTTGCTTTTTATATAAGGGTGTTCTTTTAACTTAGGTACGTCACCTAGGTATAGATCCACAAGTGGTTCTAATACGTCCATTGCTTGTTGACTGGCTACAGTTAGATCTGAGTCATAGTCATATATTTCAATCTCACCTAAATCCGGTAAGTCTTCTGGTCTGGCTAGATGTTTAGAAAAATCAAAGTCTCCGTTTTCCGATTGTATTTCATCGAACTCGTATTTTATTCTGTTTTTTTCGTTTTCTTCTTTAGACATGTTTAAACATAATTATTTTTGGTAAGTTTGGCGTCTTCTCTTTCCAAGAAGCCTTTTAATATCTTGTCTATTAGTTTAGACTTGTTTATAGAGTTCTCTTCGCAATACTGCTCGAACTCTTTATAGGTCTCTATATCAATAGAGAAACCTACTTTTAGCTTGTTGACACCTGATTTCCTTCCCATATAGTATATATAAATAGAAAAAAATGTATTTTTTCCACTTTTACCCTTTTATATATACAAAAAACAAAAAATACTATATATGGCTGTAAAAGCAAACGAAACCGAAAGGCAGATGATTTTTACCACCAAATTTGTCGATGAGGCAACTGATAAGATAAACGACGGTATAGTCGTCAAAAGATATCAGAATCCTTGGATGAAGAGCGAAGTCGGTATCAGAAGAGCAGGCGTCTCTTTTAGAATGACTCCCGAAGAACAACAAGAATACGTAAGATGTGCATTAGATATACATTACTTTACTGAGAAGTATTGTAAGACAAAAAGAGAAGATGGTTCTGTTGGTTCGATAACTCTTAGAGATTACCAAAAAGAAATCTTAGACAACTTTGTCAACAACAGATTCAATATACTTATGGCATCGAGACAGGTTGGTAAAACCGTGTCTTCTGCTATTTTCATACTACATACGATATTATTCAGTAATGATAAGAACTGTATGATTGTTGCCAACAAAGGTGATACTGCAATTGAGATTGTGGATAAAGTAAAATCGATATACACACTTCTTCCATTCTTCTTAAAACCAGGTGTAAAGACTTGGAATCAAAAATCTCTTACATTTGAGAATGGTTGTAGAATAAAAACATCTGCAAGATCTAAGACTCCTGCGATTGGTTTTACCATTGACGTTCTTTACTTAGATGAGTTTGCACATATTCCATCGAATATCATCGAACCATACTATACCGCTGCGTTTCCGACCGTTTCTGCGGTACAAAACTCAAAGATTATCATTACATCAACACCAAATGGTATGAACTTATTTCATAGGTTATTAACAGATGCTGAAAGACCTGATGGTGATCCAATGAAGAATAACTACAAACCTATGAGGGTTTACTGGTATCAGGTTCCTGGTAGGTTTGTGACTTATATAAGATTGAATCCACACAAACTTTATGAATATGGTGTTACAAAAGACGACATATTTAAATTAGTACAAGATACGTTTGGTGAAGTCACAAAGACAAAGATTGAGTTTAACTTAGACCAGCAGAAAGATGTTATTCATGTATTTAACAATGAAAAGTGTACAGATGAAGAAGTTAAATCACTTCATTTTATAGACAAAAATGGATTTGAGACTTCTATATTAGCCATTGCAGAGATGACAACGTGGAAAGACGAAGCTGTGAAGGATATTGGTGGAGAAGATGCGTTCAATCAAGAGTATGGACTTAGATTTATTAACTCAAGTAAGTCTCTTTTGAATGAGGCCATAATAGATGAACTTTTAAAATCTAAAAAGAACTATATCTATGAAGAAATATTTGAGTTTAAGAACAAACTGAGGTTTATGTATGAAGACTTAAAATGGATTGATGATGATGAAGTACATATGCCATTAAAAAGAAAAGAATATAAATATGTTCTTTCTGTCGATATATCCGAAGGTTTAGGACAAGATTACTCTATCATAAACATATTTAAAGTTTCTGAAAAACCTGTAGATTTAATAGAAACACAAAAACACAAATACAAGGCCATTACTGATTTCTTCAGACTTGAACAGGTTGGATTATACAGAAACAACTTTGTTTCTGTCAAACAATTAGCAGAACTTCTTTATCTTCTTGTTTTTGAATATTTGAATCCTGATAATGTAAGAGTAGTTCTTGAGTTAAACAACTATGGAAACACACTATTGGCGGAGATGCCGCACGTTTTTGATGGTAACAACAACTATGGTTCATCGGTGTTTGTTAGGTATAAACATAGAATAGATTCGACTGAAGAAAAACTTGGACTAAAAGTTGGTGAGAATAAAAACATGATGGTTAAAGACTATCAAGAACTTATGTATAGTAGAGGATTTCATATTACAAATGAGGATAATATTAGAGAAATAACAACTTTTGTTAAGCATGTCACTACCGCAGGTAACGTAAGATATGCAGCAGACGTAGGACATGATGATACGGTTATGACCGTGGTCAATGCCACTTCTATTTTTGCCAAATCAGAATTCAAAGAGATGGTCGAAGAGTGGGGTAATAAATATAGTCCTAAAGAGTTTATGGCTTATGTCAACGACTGTATGAAAAACATGGATTATGTACAAGGAATTGACTATAGTCAGGTTCTTAGTGTTAGAAGACAGGTTATGTCACGAAATAAAGTGTCTAATGTAGGATCTAATCCGAATGGAATAAACTGGTTCAATAGACCTTAATGATTGAAAATAAAAAATCCACTCATTGAGTGGATTTTTTTTATTAGTTAGCTTCCATTGTTACTGAAAGTCCTGCAGTTTTTAGTTTTTCTTTCATTGTAGAGATTGTATCGTAGTCTCCATATTTCACATCACATTTACCTCTAAAGTGAACTATATGTGCACACTGATTTGCTTGTTCCTGCTCATGTTTACATATTTTCATAAGACACGTTATTACCCAATCAAACGAGTTGTAGTCATCATTGTGAAGGTCTAATCGATAAGGCTTTGACAGAATTTCTTCAACTTTCGATTCTACTTGTTCTTTAATTTTACCCATAGTGTATTATCTTATTTTTTGATTATATATTATATACTAGATCCTTGAATAGTTGTTTCTGTTTTGTTAACAACGTCTACTATTGTACTTTTGATATCTTGCTCTTTTGCCCATTCTACGAATTTAGGCAAGTGTGCTTCTCTATCGTCGTAGAACTTCAATTCTTTCACTCCTAATTTTTTGATTGTTCTTTCTAATAAGTTGCATTTGAAAATAAATGTGTCACTTCCCCAGTTTAAGTGAACTTCATCAAATTCTATGTTGTTGTCTCTTAGAATCTTTTCAACGCCTTCTCTCATACCGGGAACTTTGTCTAATCTACCAGTTGCTAAAATTACATAAGCGTCTGGGTCAGCTATTGCTTCCAGATATTTTTGGTAAGTCCATTCGTTTCTTGGAATGTTGAATATCTCATCATCGATAGATTCTGGTTTACCCCACCAACCTCTATGTGGCCAATCTGTTCCTGTTTTTTCTTTCCAAACTACTTTTCCATCTTCTGGAAGTGGAGTGTGAAATAATGTGTCGTCAAAATCAAAACAGATAAGTCTTTTATACTGCATAATGGTTCGTTTTATTTTATGTACAAATATATATATAATATTTTGATATATAAATTAAAATAGAAGAAAAATTATGAAAATAGATTTAAAAAAGACACTTTTGTATTTTATCGGTGCTTGTTTATTAGTTTCTGTGTTTCTAAACTTCAAAGGTTGTAACAGAGAATCTTTTGATAAATTGGAGGAAAAAAACAGATTGTTAGAGAAGACAAGAGATTCTCTTAAATATACAAACCAAAATCTTAAAAAAGAATTTGATAATATTCAAGTGATTATTGATAAAAGAGATGCACGTATAGCAGATCTACAGATACAGATAGAAGTATCTAAGCAAAATGTTATGGATTATAAGAATCGCGCGGATAAAGCAAACAAAGATTTGATAGAAACGAATAAAAAACTTGAAAATCTTAGAAAGAACCCAATCAAAAGAGACGATGATGACCTTATCAACTCTTTCAAAAACAAACTTAAAACCCCATGAAAATAATATTGAGTATAATGCTTGTTCTTATTTCTTTCCTATCGTATTCTCAGGAATATCCTAAGATTGAACTAAATCAAAAAGGTGAGAAAGTTGTCATCTTCACTTTAAGTCAGGCACAAAAAATAGACAACGATTTAGAAATACTAAATATTTTAGAAAAGTCTAAAATACAATGTGATAGTTTAAATGTTTCCTATATTAAGATAGTTGATGCACAGAACCATCAGATAGTATTACTTGAAAAAAACGTTTCTGAACTAAATTTACAAGTAAATGATAAAGACTCTCAAATAAACAACCTATCTACTCAGGTAAAAAATCTTGAAGAAAGTAATAAGATATGTGATGAGCAGAAATGTATAAAAGATAAGCAGATGGATGGTCTCAAAGATGATTTGAAAAAAGAGAAGATTAAAAAGTGGTTATTTGGAGGTGTAGGTCTCGCGGTCGGAATATTGGCAATCTTAATAGCACATTAAAAGTGTAAAAAATGATATTTTTTACTTAATATATAACTATATAAAAAATTAAACCAAAACATGAAACATATCAGACAATTTGAAAGTTTTAGAGTTCAGAAAAACAGACAAGAAATAATCAGCGAAGCTGTTCTTCAAGTGAACGATATCTATAAGGTTAAAACTATGATCGATATTCCACAATCTTTAATCAATTCTTATGTTAAGAAAGTTAAAGATACTACAGGAAAAAATCTTCGTCAGTTTTTCGGTGATGTTGACATCGCGGAAGAGATTGTAAAATACATAACTCTTAACAATACAGACGTTGAGAAGATTCCTGGAAACGCTTTAATGGGCGGTGCACAAGGACAAGTTCAAGGACAGGGTCAAGGACAGGTTCAAGTTCAAACTGAAGGTGAGGCACAAACTCAAGGACAGGAACAAGCTCAACCACAAGCTCAACCACAGGGTCAAGGTCAAGAACAAGCTCAACCACAAGGACAGGGTCAAGAACAAGCTCAACCACAAGCACAATCACAAGAAGGTGATTTTGAAGAGCCACAAGCTCAACCACAAGGACAAGGACAGGAACAAGCTCAACCACAGGCACAAGGACAAGCTCAAACTGGTCAAGGACAAGCTCAAGGACAGGGTCAAGGACAAGCTCAAGGACAGGGTCAAGGACAAGGACAGGGACAACCACAAGGACAGGGTCAAGCTCAAGGACAAGGACAGGGTCAAGAAGAAGATGAAGATGAAGAAGAACTTCCAGCTTAATCAAAAATACTAGTATCTAGAAATTAAAAACCTATCAGAAATGATGGGTTTTTTTATTTAATATATAAAATATGAAAAAAATCATTACATGGGAAGAGTTTAATGAATCTTATAATAAACCAAGAGTAGGTGGTAAAAAGAGATGGTCTGTTAAATATAAAAAAACAATAGACTGTAATAATCCTAAAGGTTTTTCACAAAAACAATATTGTAAGAGAAAAAGAAAAGGTGGTAATTATAAGTCTGTTAAAGAAAACTTTGGTCTATCTGACCAAGAAATAGAAAATAAGATAATGGAAGTATGGAAAGTAGATCCATATGAGTTTAAAGACTACATTACTTCATCTATGGATCATGGTGACTTATATGGAAGTTGTAATTTGACTTTTGTTCTTTGGTATCCTTATCCAGATTCTAATGTCGAACCATGTGCCATATTTATGTTAGAAGATAACGAATGGAAGAAAGGACCTTGGTATGACAATATGGATGCTATATTGAAAAGTGAAAGATATGAAGTTGGTATAGAAGCTTGGGTTCCGGATGTTGGTGGTAATCATGAAAAGATAGAGAAGTTTTACAACTACGCAAACAGAGTTCTACAGGAAGCGGATATACCATACATTGCATCTTATCCAGATGTTCGACACGAAGGAAAGATACTTTTAGAGTATGGCTATACCTGGGGTTATAAAACAAAATTCATTGGCGACGAATAAATCTAAATGAGAAAATAATATATAGTAAATGAGATACCTAAAAACGTTCGAAAGCCACAGCAGTAAAGACATTCTTATTGTTGTTGATGTTCAAAAATCATTCAAAAAATTCTTCAATGAGATTTATCTTCATGAGTTGAAAAAGTATTGTAATGAGTTCAGTAAGGTATATCAAATCTGGGACAACCACGTAGATGGAAAGAACGTCGATAAAGACTATCTATATGATGAAGATCCTGAAATACCTGTTCATAAAGATCTTTATCACTTTCCTAACCAAACTGACTTGATTGAGAAAAGATACAACTATGACGTTGATGCAGACTTCTATAAAAAAGTTCTTACACCGGAAACCTATGAAGAAGTTAAGACTAAAGAAGATGCAAACGAATTGAAAAAGGGAGATTTCTTTCCTACAGAAGAAGGAACTCTTATTATATATGTCGGAAATAACCACAAATGGTATCATATGCCAAAGAAACTTCACGAACTTTTTACAGAAGTTGCAGAGGCACAAAATATGAATGAAGGATTGAGTGAGGTTAAAGATGTGATTCTTGTAGGTGGTGCAGATGGAGAATGTCTTACAGATGTTGAAACTGCAGCAGAGGCAATGGGTGTAAAACTGAGACTTAATCACAAATATATCTATAGTGCTAGCCACTGTCCAATAAAATAAGATTTATATATGAGACTTATATTAGAGTTTGATAAATATAGTGTTATTGAAGATGTTGTTGCTGAGATGTCTAAGATATTTCCTCATGTGAAAATGAAAGGAAGTGTTCTATATGCTTCTTCTATTTTAGACAAAGGTGGAAATCCTCTTGTGAGAATAGACTCAAAACAACCATTGATGGCACTTTTGATTCAATTTATTGGTGATCATATTGTTATAAAATCATTTGTAAACTCTGTAAGAGAACCTAACTTCTCAAAAAGATTTATGGATGGTCTTTCAAATGTTTTAGAACCAAAATATACCATAGTAGTTGATCAAGATGTGAGTCAAGGATATTGGGACCATATAATCGAAAAGTATCCTCAATTTAATTGGATTAAAAAATAGTTTCATTTCATGCCAGCAAAGTCAAAACAACAATTCAAATATGTTTACGCAATGCGTAATAAATATGGTTCTAAGAAAAAGGCTCCTAAAAACATGAAGTGGGTATTCAACAAAGAATGGACTGATGTGAGTTTTAAAGATTTACCCAAGAAAATAAAGGAAAAGTGTATATATGATTATGTAAACTTTTTGAATGAAGTGTATTTCAAATACTAACCAACCACCAAATATACATCTAAGTCTCTTATCTGGAAAAATACTTCCATGTATTCTTGATATCTTTCTGGATCTTCAAAAAATGATACAGTTAATGTATATTCTATTCCGTTTATTTCTGGAATATAGCTACCAATCTGTTGTTTAAGATCACTTTCTATACTATCCGAAGAAAGTCTCGTCTGGTGAAGATAGAAAGGAAGGTCTCCTCCGAATTCAGTATCAAAAAAAACCTCACCTTTGTTCGTAAATAGAATCATCTCCCATTTTTGAACGATTACTCTTATTACATCGTCTTCTATGAGATCTAATGCTCTGAATCTTGGATGTCCAGGATATCCTAAATAAAAGTCTGTGAAATTAAAGTTCGCCATGAGTTATATATTAACTTTGGCATATCCTTTATTTTAAAATATCTCTAAACTTCCCTATTATCGTCATACCTAATACAATCGGATCTGTGTTTGTTTCCAGCTTACTTGTATAGTCTGCTATGACATAGTTACATTCAAACAGTTTATCGATATTTTTACCATTTTCAATAGACCAGTCTATGAATGGCTTACCTAATAACTTAATCATTGAATCAATCTTCTCTGCACCAAAGTTTGACATAAGAAAATGATAAACACTTTCATAGTTTCCACTTTCATAGATAAAGTTGTACAAATCTTTTTTTACTTTATTGGATACGTTACTTACTCCATTGTTTATATCTCCTGTCTCTAAAAAATCCTGTACTTCTACAAGAATACCTCTAAAGTCTGGGAACTTTTTGTTTATTATAGAAACTAAATTTTCTTTAGATATTTCTCGTTCTTCTTTTGGTAAAATAGTGTCTTGTATTCTTTTGTACAACTCCATTTTTAGATGTTTTTCTTCTTCCACATCTATACAATCAAAGTTTACAGTCTTTATTCTAGACTTTAATCCGTCTGAAATTTTGTTGATGTGATTCGTCGTGATTATAAATCTTACACTATTGTTATATTTTTCTATGAATGCTTTGAATGCGTCTTGGAATTGTGCAGAAACTCTTTCAAACTCATCTAAAAAAACATATTTTATATCGGAACTTGACTCAAACATTGGAGTGAACTTACAGAAATTCTGTATTTCTTCTCTAAGAACATCTATAGAAGTATCTAAAGAACAGTTAAGTTCTAAGTATGGTGTTTCTTTTGTATATTTTCCAACAAGTATTCTTGCCAAACTGGTTTTCCCAGTTCCATAGTGACCATAGAAAATATAATGTTGGTTGATACCGTTTTCGAATTGTTTCTTTATTCGTGGAAGAAGTATGATGTCTTCTAGACGTTTTGGTCTCCATTTCTCCCAAAGCAATAAGTTTTTAACTGACATATTAAAGTTTTTTTACACATGATATATTGTCGGGTAGAAAGAAAGTTTATTTAATATATATTGATATGATTGGAGATAGTTTTAATTTCGAAGATGTCTTTTTTAGAGACCTTACCGTCTGCGTATTAGATACGCTTGAGGGACAAATAAAGTGGACAAATCGATTCACATCAGGTGATGTGTTTGTTCAGGTTCCTATATACTACTCTCTTACAGGAGATGAAAGGTTCTTATTGGACTCATTTTCAGATGATATTGTTTCCGAAAACAGGTTCATTGAGTTAAATACTGATTTGATACCAAGAGGTCATCTTACTATGACAAGCTTTAATATAAAGTCTGACGAATTTGCCAATCCAAATGTTTGGCTTAGAATGGTTGTTGAGAATGATTTTGAAATAAGAAAGGTTCTTGGAAAAGTTAGAGCTATTCCAATAACGGTCAACTACGACTTAGAAATCACACTATCAAGTGAGATTGATACATTCAAATGTAGTCAAGCTATATTAGATACTCTTTGGATTTATAAGTTTATGTACTTCGAGCACAACTTCATGAACATAGATGCTGTTCTTGTTATGCCAGATTCCAACACAATAGAGATGAGTAGAGATAAGAACTTGACGAGTGATAACAATATCAAATTGAAATGTTCCTTTACCGTTGAGACTTACTATCCGGCTTTTAGAAGAGATAGAGTAACATCTACTGGATATCCAAGAGAATATGGATCTGGTATGAAAGATGGTAATGGTTTTGCACTTACGGGTGGAGTATCTGACTATTTTGAACAACCGAGTCAGGGTGGAACTATAAATACGGGTAGTGTAAATACAAATGAAACTGTTGGTGTTGATCCAAATTCACCAAATGGTGGAGGTGGTGCTTCAAGACCGGTCTTTCCATCCACAGGACCTGCAGGAACTACTACAGGACCTAATACCGGACCTAATGGTAAACCATGGATAAATGGACCATTTAATCCAAACAATCCATTACCTGGATATGGTCAGACTGGTACTTTTAACAATACTGGAGGTAGCACGAACCCTTCGGATCCTTACGGAACTTTTGGTCAAGACGGATATGCAATAGAGCCAAAAAGAACAAGATGGTTCAATAATATACTTAGATCTAGAGAGAGAGCGGGTGGTAGTTCGACTGATCCAGTAACCGGACAACAGAATGTAACACCTCGTACGCCAAATCAATAAAAATAGAAAAAAATGGCTTTTTGTAGTTAATATATACTCTATACATAAAAAAAATATCAAAAAATATGAAGAATCTTAAACTTGAATTGTTTAACTTTAAAAAGAATCTTTCTCTAGAACAAGATGAGATTTCTACGATAGTTGAGGGACACATGAATGCTTGTAATGAAGCTTCTGAAAAATCCATCGTAATTTCGTTAAACGAAAGACTTAAACCTTATACTTACGATAAAAGCGTTAAATCTCTTTTAGAGGGATTGAATGATGACATGAAGAACTTTGAGTTACTTTATGAGTTGAAAAACCTTTATAATGTTCTTAATACTAAAAATAGTGGTGAACTTTATAGACAACCTATCAACGTACTTTTACAAACTATCAACCTTGAGACTGATCAAGACAGAATGTCTAAAGTTTTGAACGAACTTGCTATTTATGACTGGGTTCCTGAAATCAAATTATTCGTACATAACTTAACAAAATCACCTGAGCAAAGAACAAACTTATTAAGTGGTGGTAAAGGTGAATCTATCTTTACAATCGTTGAGTCTGTTGAAGATGGACACATTGCTTTGGTTAGAGATTCTTGGTTTCTTTTAAGTGAAAACGTAATCGAAAAAACATTGGTTGAAAACCACGTTAAAGACGAAGAGTCTTTAAAATCATTGAGAATGTTAGAAACTGCAATGAAATATGCTTCTGTAACAGAAGATAGAGTTAACTTCAGAATTTCTGAATATTTAACAATCGGATTATCTGTTGCTAAAAAAGGTAAAGTATTCATCAATGATGATGAAATGAATGACGAAACTACATTAGAAAGTTTATTTAACTCTCCAATCGTTCCAATCGTTAACAAAAACTTTTATCCAATCTTACTTGAGGTTTCTAAAAACTTAGATAAGTTTGTTGAGTTAGACGTAGTTAAAAGAGTAAACAACTTGATTAATCCATTTTTAGAGTGTTTTGCATTCAACTATAAAAAAGCTACTTTCTTATACAGATGTGACGAAAGATATGGTAACTCATTCTTCAAATACGAATCTGCTTTAGAGTTAGTAAACGAGGTAAGAAACGAGCTTAACTATGACTTGACTTACTTCTTCGAAAATAAATTAGGAAAAGAATTAGTTGTTAAAAGAAAGTTAGAAGACAAAGAAAGAGAAATCACACTTAAATTAGAAGACGTTAGTTTCAACATTGAAAAACTTAAAGGATCTATGAAGATGATTGGAGAATCTGAAGTATTGACAACGGCACTTAAAAACTTAGAAAAAAGAAAAACGGTTTTAGACGCAGAATTATATGGTGTTAAAGAAGTACAGTATAAAGAAAGATTAAGATCTTAATATTTATTTATTGATAATTTTTAAAAATCCCCTTTATGGGGATTTTTTGTTTTATAAACTTTTTCATGTTCGATGTCTATAACATGAAAGCATGAAAATCCTTTATGGATACCAAAAAATAAATGCTTATTAATGTACTTAAATAATAGAGAACTTTACATAGAATTAGTAGTCAGCAAAGCACAGGGAAGACTTACAAGGCCCGCTCAAAAAATGCTAGAGCTTTTAGCAAAGAAAACAATCAAAAAAATGAGATATTGGTCGAATGACGACAAGATGGACTGTTACCAAAGTGGACTTCTATATGTATTTCAAAACTGGTATAACTTCAACGAAGAGAAATCAGTAAATGCCTTCGCTTATTTCACCGAAATCTTTAAAAGGGGAATAGCCAAAGGATATAACGATCTTTATAAAAAGAAAGGTGACAACGAACATCAAATAAGACTTATTTCCATAGAAGGATCTAATGACGGAATGGGTCTACACTCTTTATAGATGATATCAACAACAAAAATATTTACATACGACATAGTCGCCGCTCCTAGTTTTGGAATGGCTACTATGTCTTTTAATATGACTATAAATCCTTCGAGGAGAACTCTTAGAAGAAGCAAGATCAAGAAGGTATTTCTACAATCTTTATAGTTATCTCTATCTCTACATTCTTATCTTTGAATTCTGCTAATTTTGCGTCAACAAAATCTGATGGATTGTGAAGGCTCACATGATTTTTCTTAATACGGGTTTCAATACCAAAATTGTCTTTTGCTTCAAATACTCGTCCTTGGTATTTTTCTGTGTTGCTTGATGAAATCATAATATCTATTTTTATGCTAATATATGTATTATTTATTACATCCACAAATTTATATATACTATATGGAGAGAATAGATAGATTTAATGTATTTGAGGCCAAAATTGTTCCTTTGAACAGAATGCCCAGAAGTAGCCGAAAACCAGAGAGATCCGGAAGATCCGGAAGATTACTTACTGATGAACAAAAATACTATGATGAAAACCAAATAGAAGATACAAGTGGTCCAAAACCCGCTATGTTATTTACAGATGTTGTAGGATCTTCTAAAATGTGGTCCGACGATCCACAAACTATGAGCATACAACTCGATAAACATTTTAAGATTATGGATAATCTTGCTAGAAAGTATGGTGGTTTTGTGGTTAAAACAATCGGTGACGCCTTTATGGTATATTTTCCAAAAAACGAAAAGTCATTAGAAAATGCTGTTGATTTTGCGGTAGAGGTAATCAAAATTGAAGAGCTTCCACTTAGAATAGGAATATGCTCTGGTAATATGACTGCCAAAAAATGTAGAATACAGAATGTTGAGCTTGTAGACTTTTTTGGAGATGTTGTGAACACTGCATCAAGAATGGAGTCCAAAGTTGCAGAGCAGGGTGGTATTGCATTTACCTCTGTTGATAATATTGATAATCAAATGGAGTCTATTTCAAAAAAATACAAATTGGTTAAGATAACTGGTAAAGGTATTCCAGATTTAAAAGGTGTGAAAGTCGAATTTGCTTATAAGTTAAAAGTATAAAAAAACCCACTCAAATGAGTGGGTTTTTAGTTTTAGTTTTCTTCCAAAACTTCTTCGTCTTGTAGAATAGTTCTTACCATTCTATCAACTATTAAATATGGATCTCCGTTAGATGCTGGTCTTCTATCTTCGATATAACCAATCGCATTTGGATCGTTTATCGTAGAAGGAATTCTAATAGATTTAGTTCTATCTCCAATACCCCATCCAAAGTCTTTGATAGACGATGTTTCGTTCGCACCGGTTAGTCTTTCGTCATTGTTCTCTCCATATACCGCTATATGTTCTGCATGAGTCTTCTCAAGCTTCTTACACATTTCGATTGCAATCTCTTTTTTGTTTACTTTGTCTTCTCTAATATTTTTTGTCGAAAAGTTTACATGCATACCTGAACCATTCCAATCATTTCCTTTAAATGGTTTTGGATCTAATTCGATTCTATAATCAAACTCTTCACTCAATCTATGTAAAATGTATCTTGAAATCCATAGTTGATCCGCACCGTCTTCTGCAAATACAGTTCCTACTTGATATTCCCATTGTCCTAAAGCAACTTCTGCATTTGTTCCGGATATAGAGATTCCTGCATTAAGACAAAGGTCTGTATGTGCTTCTACAAACTCTCTTCCTACTACATTGTTAGCACCAACTGAACAATAGTATTCACCTTGTTCTCTTGGCTCATCTTCTGTTGGCCATCCTAATGGTCTATTTGTTTTGTTATCAAAGATAAAATACTCTTGTTCCCATCCATACATAGTTTCATCGTCATATTTTTTTAACGATTCGGTCATTTTAACTCTTGTATTACTTTCGTGTGGAGTACCATCAATATTATAAACCTCACAAAGAACTAAAATAGAGTTTGTTGTAAATGGATTATGAAAATAGTTTTTAGGAACTAATAGTAATTCTGATTTAGATGTTTCTGCTTGGTATGTTGAAGATCCATCAAAGTTCCATACTGGTGCTTTTCTCAAACCATTTTTGTATGAATCTAAAATATTTGTTTCATCTTCGATGTGTTTCAGATTTACGACTTTTGTTTTTGTACGTATTTGTTGTGTTTTGGCACCATCCAACCAAATATATTCTAACTTTTGCATAATGTGTATGTTTTTTCTTATATTTATTAAAAAAAAGCTGTTCCGTTTTGCACATGGCCCCTATTTTTTAGGGCCATGTTGAAAAAAAATGTATTTTTATTTAAAATAAACTTTTACTATATTTGAATATAAAATCTATAACTATTTTTTAATATTATGAACAAGGTTATTTTACAGATTTGGGAAGAATCAGAGAGAGGCTGGGGAACACGACCAGATGGTTGCTCTATGCACATAGACTTAAAAGAAAGAGAAAACTACATACAGACTATCTATGATAGTAGAAAGTCTGATGAATCTATACCTAATGAGTATGATAGGATTGTTGGTGAAGGTGTTGAAGCATTCATCGAAGATGCACTTTTCAAACTTGTGGAAAAAGACAAATCTGTTAGACTTACTCAATACCAGATGAACAATCTTATGGGTATGGAAGAAATAACAATAAAAGAAGCATGATTACAGGATTTTACGCGATGTTATTCGCATTTATATTTTCGGAAATATACCATTTTTTCAACAAAAAAAGACTTGATTTAATTTTCAAGAACAAAGACACTAAAACTATAAGAAAGGTTGACATTGTTTTTTACATGTCAAAACTTTTATCTATATTTTGGCCGATTGTGGGATTGTTTTCCAGTTTTAGTCATCTATTCCTATTGATAATAGTGATGAATCTAATGAAGTTTGTTTTTTATCATTTAAACGACCACATATATAAAGTATATATTAGTGCTCTTCCTTGGATGAACGTTGTAGTTTATATAACGATATTATCTTTTAAATTCTTTATACACTAAAGTTTTTAAGATTTTCTTCAGTTATTATAATGAAAGAAAATCCTTTTTTGTTACACCAGTTTATCATAGTCTCCCATTTTTGTTTGTTCTTATAAGCCATCTTTAGATCATACTCAAAACTTTTAAGTTTCTTCATTCCTTTTTCAGGAACTGTAAGTTTACCTTCTGTTAAAGCGATTACCATTTTGTATTCTTTCATAGGCTTAACCTCAACCACTACTTCTTTTAAAACGCCGTCTGCACCTCTCATTCTATAAAAGAAGTCTGGATAGTATCTATGTGCTTTTATACGTGTATCTCCATTTTCAAAGTGTGTCATCTGATAAGGTATTTCTAAACATTCTGCACCCCATTGAAATATCTCTTCTTTTAAATCAAGCCATACCATTATCTTCTGTTCCCAAGAACTTCTATAATATACACCACCCTGTGTGTTTAACTTTAAAACCTTGTCTTTATTGGTTGGTATGAAGTTTCCACCGTGATATCTACTATTGTTAGGTTTAGAATTTATCATGTATTTGATTCTTTTTATTTATATATAAAAGAAAAAACTTTACATATGAGTCCATTAGAAGGAAGAGTTCGATTGAGTCTATTGGTTTATGGTAATAGTATAGAAGATAACTTTAAAAACAATTCTTTTTTCTTTGCCGAAAAATATTCCAAAAGTGATGAAATGGTCACTGCAAAACGTACAGAAGACATACAGATTGGTGGTTTTTACTTTCTACATTACCTTGATGACTCCAACTGGATGAAGTATTCTCCAGTATTTGTAGTGGAACAAAAGAATTTTGGAAATCAAATCATATTATTTGCAGTAAACTTAAACTTTATACCTCTTCAGATAAGAGCTCTTATATTCGACCAATATATAGCCGAAAATTATTTTGAAAATGATACTTTTTTGAAAGTAGACTATGTCGGTATGTATAAAGAGCTTGTCAAGTTTGGATTCGAATATGCTCTAATGGAGTATAATGTTATTCAGATAAAGAAAGTTCATAAGATTCACATGGAAATACTTCCGCGTTTCTTCTTTTCACAGCACCCTAAGGCAACGTATGATCCAAAGAAACTGATGGATATATGGCATAAAAAACTCGAAACAAAATCTGCCAGAAATCAAGAGATGATGAAGTCTATGGTAGATGAATTCTATGATATAAACAACGAAATATCAGAGAAGTATAAGGTTATGAAAGGTCATATAGAAAGAATTCAAAAAAGCTTAAAAAAATATGGTGGAAAGTAAAAAATGAGTATCTTTGTAGAGTAAATAAAAACAAAAAAAACTCTCTCTCTATGAATTACTCAACTTACATTTCTGCAGCAGAAAAGCTATCAACTTTTGGTCAAAAACAAAAAGCATTGGCTCTTATTAACCATGCCAACGATTTGGAAAGAAAAAAAATAAACGAACTAAAATTCAATATTTTAGTTGGTGAAGTAAGACCTTTTAAAGATGCAAAGTTTCACTCCGTACAGGTTATAAGAGAAAGAGAAGCAAACACAATCATGTGTATCTTCCAATCTGATATGGTTAATACTCACAGAATCAACGCAAAGATAAAACCGGGTGGTGAGGTTCAGTGGTCTGATGGTAATCTATTCATGGATAGACAATCTGTTAAGTCTTATCAAAGACTATTAGACTATCTAACTAACTATCAAAGTGAAGTTCAGAAACTTCTTGGAGAAATTGAGATAAAGCGAGACGATATTAAGGTCGTAAATCGAAGCTTTTATATTTAAAAATAAAGGGTAGTTTTTGCTACCCTTTTTTGTTTTCCTATACCACCACTCTTAAAAGAGGTACGTCATATTTTATATATACCTTAAAATTTTAAATAAATTTTAATGGCATCGTATAACTATAACAACAATCAAGAAGGACAGGGCATGGGCTTTGTAAATTCTGCAGTAGAGAATAAAGGTCTTTTTAGTAGAATACTTAGAACTCTTTCAAACTACGGAATGAACTATGACGATATGATAATTCGAAACCAAGTAGGTATTGGTATAAACGAAGATCCATATGCAGCCAAAGGAAACTCTATGTACGACTTCTTTTCACAAAGAGCTGTTGCATCGGTTTTAAATAGAAAGTCTATTCCTTACTTAGATAAGGCTTATGCTGACAAAAGAAGGATTCTTAGAGAATATTCTATCAAAGACGAAATTCGTGATATGATTAGTGCCGTTGCGGATGAATGTATCGTTTACAATGATGATAGAGACTTCTGTTCTCCTAGAGCAATATCAAACGATTATTCTCAAGAAATAAAAGACAAATACCAAGAGTATTTTGAGAAAATCTATAATAAATATGGATTTTCAGATAGTATCACTGCTTGGAATATGATAAAAGACTTTCTTATTGATGGTTATGTTGCAGTAGAGATTGTTTATGATGATAAAAAGAAGAATATCATTGCATTCAACAGACTTAGACCTGAAAGTTTAGTTCCTGCATATGAACCAAATGTAGGACATTTATGGATTCAGTTTCCTGAAGATCCTCAGCTTAGAAGAATATTTTTGGATTCACAGATTGTATTCATTTCTTATTCTACACAAAATGATTATTCAGAGACTTCTTATATTGAAGGACTTATTAAACCATATAACCAGTTAAAGATTCTTGAACAAACTAGAATCATGTTCAACGTAATCAATGCAACTATTTATCAAAAGTTTACTATTCCAATTAAAGGTCTTTCTAGACAAAGAGCGGAAGAACAGATTGGTCAGTTGATACATGACTACTCTGAGGAAGTTGAATGGGATGACACACTTGGTACACTTACCTTGAATGGATCTAAACATCTTCCTTATAACAAACAAGTTTGGTTTCCTGATGGTGATGCAGGTACTCCTAATATGACATTAGAATCTCCACAAGGACATGACTTAAATGAAGAATCAATGCTTAAGTGGTTCCACCAGGCACTTAAAAGAGCTAGTAAAATTCCATTGACACGTTTCGAAGGAGAAGGTGGTGGTGGTAATCTAATATCAGATGCTGCTGAGATGACAAGAGATGAGATTAAGTTCCATAACTTTATATCTAGAATACGAGCAAACTTTAAAGAACTTATAGTTAAACCACTTAAACTACAGATGCTTATCGAGTTTCCTGAGTTGAAAGAAGATGAGATTGTTCTTAATCAAATGGATATAATCTTCTACACTAATCAAATATTTGAAGAGTGGAAAAAGATAAACAATTTGTCTAAAAAGGCGGAAGCACTTGGAACTCTTACTGCAGTAATGAATGGTGAGAAACCTTACTTCCATATCGAATGGTTGATGGATAATGTCTTCAAACTTACTCCTGAAGAGAAAGCGGAAAACCAAAAATACTGGGCAAAAGAGGCTGCTGGTGCCGGTGCTGGACCTGCGGGTGCTGCTGGTGCCGAAGGTGGTGCCCCTGCACAAGGTGGTGAAGGTGGTGAAGCTCCTGCTGAAGGTGGACAAGCAGCCGCTGAAGCTCCTGCACAGGGTGGACAAGCAGCTCCTGAAGCTCCTGCCGAAGGTGGTGCCGAAGGTGGTGCAGAATTTGAATTCTAAAAACATATCAGATATAAAAAAAGCCACTCATTTGAGTGGCTTTTTTATTTATGCTGCTGTTTCATATGTGTCTACATAGAAGTAAACTACTTTATTATCTATTATATGCGGCCTTAAATCGACGGTCATTGAATTTTCCATAAGTTCTTTTACTACTTTACCCATAGGAGTTGACAAAACTTTACATCTTAAAGTTAGTTTTTCCACTTTGTTTTCTTTTAAAATAAAAGACATTGATTTTATTGTAAGTACACTCATTTGTAGTGAAAGAATATTTCCACTATTTCCAAGCTGAGCAAACATAGATATTGATTCTATATCGAATTGTATTTTTTTACCAGATTCTAAAATACTTGTTAGTCTAATATCTCTTTTGAACGAAGTCCACTCTTTGTATCTAGACATCAAATCTTCAAATTGATCCAAAGTATTGTTTTGTAACAATACTTCGTAATCAAAATATTCTAGATTATCATCTGATTCAGAAGGATCTAAATGAGACCAATCTTTGAATAACTGTCCCATTAGAATCTCATGAAGTTTATCTGTTTCTTCTCTAAATCTACTGATTTAACAACCGCTTTAATAGGATCTCCCAATCTAATCTGTTCTCCAAACTCATTGTATGCTAAATATTTATCTACATCTGCAGTCCATTTCCCATTAAGAGTTTCTAATCTTATCAAACCTTCACATTTGTTTTCTGTAATCTCTACATAGATTCCTCTATCCATTACTCCGGTAACAATACCATCGAATACCTGACCGATTCGGTCCTGAAGATATTCAGCTTGTTTGTATTTGATAGAATCTCTTTGTGCTCTGGATGCCACAAGTTCTCTAGCAGAACACCATTTTGCTTGTTCTTCAATCTTTGTAGGATTTCCTTGCTTTCCAGTCGTTAGTTTATCAAATAATATTCTATGTGTTATTAAATCTGGATATCTTCTGATTGGAGAAGTAAAGTGTGAATAGTGTGTGAATCCTAATCCATAGTGTCCTATGTTCTTTATAGTATATACTGCCTTCGACATTGATCTCGTAACCAAAGTCTCAATCATATTTTCTTCAGGAGATCCTTTTATCTCTTTTAAAAGGTGATTAAGGTTATTTTTCAGTACATCTCCTTCCTCATCTAACTCAAGCTTGTAACCAAAATTGGTACATATACTTTGAAGAGATGCTAGCTTGTCACCGTTTGGTTTGTCGTGTACTCTATATACGTTGTGCCATTGGTCTTTTGCTAAAAGTTTGGCAACTGATTTGTTTGCCAATAACATATATTCTTCAATCAATTTGTTTGCATCTTTCTGTTCTTTGAAGTAGACTCCGATTGGTTTTTTGTCATCTTCTGCAAGTTTGAACTTTACTTCAATACCACCCATTTCGATAGATCCATTTTTTATTCTAGTTCTTCTGATTTTTTTAGCCAATGTGTCTAATTGTCTAATCTCTTTATGATAGTCTCCATCTAATCCTTCGATTATCTCTTGTGCTTCTTCGTATGCATATCTTCTGTCAGAGTGTATTACAGTCTTTCCGTGCCAAGTATCTTTTATCTTTCCGTCTTTATCTAATGTAAATACTGTTGAAAATGCCAATCTATCCACATTTGGTTTAAGTGAGCATATTCCATTAGAAAGTCTTTCGGGAAGCATAGGTACACATCTGTCTACTAAATAAACTGATGTTGCTCTTTTGAACGCTTCTTTATCTAATTCTGTTCCAAACTTTACATAGTGTGCAACGTCTGCAATATGTACTCCTACTTTTATGTTATTAGGATCTCTCATATCTATTGAGATGGCATCATCAAAATCTTTTGCGTCTACAGGATCTATTGTTATAGTAGTCACGTCACGCATATCCTTTCTTGATTTAATTTCTTTTTCGGATATTATCTCAGGAACAAGTTCTGCTTCGTTAAGTACTTCTTGTGGAAATTCAACAGGTAGTCCATATTCGTACATAATGGCATTCATTTCCGTATTGTTATCTCCAACAAATCCAAGTATCTTAGTAATCTTTCCTCTTGGTGATTTTTTGTCAAGATCCCAGTCTAAAAACTCTACTAACACTTTTTGTCCATTTTCAACATCCGACTTTCCTTTTATGTAGAAGTCTACCGCCATTTTAGAACTATCGGGTACTACAAAGATTGTATCGTTTTTTACTTGAGCAGTTCCCACAAACTCTGTTTTAAATCTTGAAGTTGTTTCTAATACTTTACCTTCTAGTTTTTTTTGTCCTTGGAATATCTCTACTCGAGCAGTATCTAAGTGAAGTGCATTAGCAGTCTTCTTTTTATGTATAAAGATTTCTTTACCATCTACTTTTATATTGGCGTTTCCTGACGTGGAGAATTCTACTTGCGTTTCGAATATGTCTCCTTCTTTAATTTTATTCATTATCTTTTTTCTTTTTTGATATATTGTCGACTCCGTATTTTTCAATCAGAGTGTTTTTCATTTTTGACAATACTTTTTTATTCTGTATGGGATAGTCTACTCCGAAGTTTTTTCTTAGAGTTTCTTTTCGTTTGACCTCTGAGCATTTTCTACACGAATAGTCTCCCCAGTTTTTGTTGTCGTATTTTAAGTAGTTTTTGTAGATGACTTCTTTTTCAGTGCCACATCCATCACATTTGCATTTTACTTTATAATGTGATCCGTTTGGTAGAAGTCCAACGGGAATGATTATTATCTCACCTATTGAAATATCGTATCCTAAGTCCTCATAGTATTGGTAGTTGGACTCGTTTATTTTAATTTCAATTTCTCTTGTAAGTATCATGTTTCTATTTTGGTGGATATAAAAAATCCACCCATTCTTTTTATAAAAAAACATGATTTAGTTTTGTTAATGGTGATTTTTTTTTATAAAAAAATAAAAATAAGACACTTCTATAAAAAATCCACCTTTATAATTTCTACGGTTTTGAAGGTTTATATATACTCTAATAATTATACAAAAAAAAACACAACTATTTCATGAAACCAGTTCTAATTGTAGAAAATTCAACGAACTCTCTTATAAGAGAAAGTTCAAGCACTGGTAAGAAGGACTATATTTTGGGTGGTACATTCACTGAATTCGGCGTTAAAAACCGTAATGAGAGAATCTACACTGCTGCAAAATTCCTTCCTGCTTTAGAGGAGATGAATGAAAGAATGAACAATCTTGGAATTGTCTACGGTGAATTTGATCATCCAGACGTTTTCGATACTTCACTTTCAAGAGCTTCTCACGTAATTACGAAAGCTAATTACGTAAAAGAATCAAACTTGGTAGAAGGTGAAATCAGATTATTAAGCACTTATTGGGGAAAAGAGGCAAAATCGTTAGTAGACGATGGTTGTCCTATTTTCGTTTCATCTAGGGCTGCAGGTATTACTGAATCTGATGGCACTGTATCATTAAAAAAACTATTTACTTACGACATCGTTGCTGACCCAGGTTTTGCATCGGCTAAAATGAGTGTAAAGGTTCTTAATGAGTCACTTGGTTATGACAACCCAAAATCTAACTTTAGGATATATGATTTATCCAACGAGTCAAAAACGGAAGAGTTATTTAATATGAACAACAACGAATTTGTTACTAAACAACAACTAACTGACTACTCTCAGTATTTGGTTAAAGAGTTGGCATCAACTAAAAAAGAAGTTAAGACTGCCATTACTAAAGGGAATATGAACCCTAAAAAACTTGAGCAATTGCTTGAGTATTACGATGAATTGAACAACACTAATTCACAAGTAGCTAAATATTTAGATTACTTAGCTGAGAAAGTTCAAATTATGGTAAATGAAAACAAGTCTTTGAAAGAAACTACAGAGAAATTAATCAAACATAACGATTATTTAGCTGAAAATCTTGAAAAGGCTGTAAACTATTCTGAATACTTAGCAGAAAACTTAGATAAGAACATTGCTTATTCTGAATATGTTGCTGAAAACTTAGACAAAAACATTGCTTATTCTGAGTATGTTGCTGAAAACGTAGACAAAAACATTTCTTACACAGAATATGTTGCTGAAAACTTAGACAAAAACATTGCTTACTCTGAATACTTAGCAGAAAACTTAGACAAAAACATTGCTTACTCTGAATACATTGCTGAGAGCTTAGACAAATCTATTGCTTATGGTGAGTATATCGCAGAACACGTTGATAACTCTATTGCTTACTCTGAATACTTAGCAGAACACGTTGAAGGTAACATCGCTTACTCTGAATACATTGCTGAACATTTAGATGATAATATTGCTTACTCTGAATACATTGCTGAAAATTTAGACAAATCTATTAACTACCAAGGATTAATCGTTGAGAAGTTAAACGGTGGTAAATTGAACGAATCAGAAGGAGCATTCCCATCATTAAATGCTGCAGGATTTGAAGATCTTGAAGATGAAAACGATGATGAAAATGAAAATGCATATGGATCTGAAGAAGAAGACGAAGATGAAAACGGAATCGCAGAAATGACTCCTAATCATGCATACGCACACGAAGATAATGAAGATGAGAATGAAGATGAGGATTGTGGCCCAGGTGTTACAGGAAACTCAGATTCAGAATTATCAGAATCTATTGATAAATTAATCGAAGAAGCTAAAAAACGTAAAGTTTCTGAGACATCAGATTTGAATTTCTTGAAATTCATGTCTAAATCACAAGTTGATAGCTACTATGCTTTAACTAACGAAGAACAAGAGACAGTAAAACTACACATAAACGAAAGTAGCTACTTCACACAAAAAGAAGTATTGTCTTTAATCTCTGAAGCGTTATCAACTAAAAACGAATCTCTTGAAGAAAGAGTAATCAGAATGATGCCTGAGAACACAAAGGCTATCTGGAATCAGTTAAATGAGTCTGCAAAAAAATCTATCATTTCACAAGCTAGATTATATCCTGCAGAAGTATTAATGACTGAAGGTCAAGTTGAACATTTTTGGGCAACAAGAAACCTAAAAAAGAATGAATCTGTATCTAAAAAACTTGTTTCTCACGAAGCTCTTATCCAAGAAGATAAGTTGTCTGATAATGACGTAACAGCTATTATGGAAAGATTCAAAAACATTTAATCTATAAAAAATCCACACCTGTAAAAATAAGGTTTTTGGACGATATATATAGATTATTACAAAAAACAAAAAAATAAAAAAAATTATGTCACACATTAGAATAGACAAAGCGAAAGCTACAAAGAAATGGGCTCCTGTTCTTGAGAACATGGGAGTTACTGGTGATAGAGTTGAATGGATGGCGGAATACGCTGAGTTTCACTCAATCAACGAAAACGCATACGTAAACGCATCTAACGTTGCTGGTATGGGTGGTGTATTTGCTGCACAACCAGGAAGTTATGCTGGACAAACAAACGGTGGTACTTTAGCTACTGCAGCTTCAGTTGGAACAATCGGTTCAGGTGATGTTGGTCAAAACTTATTGCCAGTTGCAATGAAAATTGCTGCTCAAACAATCGGTTTAGACTTAGTTGCTGTTAAACCAACTCCAGGTCCGAAAATCGATTTACTTTACATCGATTTCCAATATGATGATACTAGATTAGGTGCATCTGACGAAAGACCACAAGTTTTCAAATTAAATGTTGGTGCATCTGCATCTGTATTTAATGCTGCAATCCAAACAGGTGTTGGTTCAACAATCGCACAAAATCAAGGTGGATTACAAAATGGTAGATATTTCTACTCAATCAATGGTGCTGGTACTCAGTCATTAGGTAACCCAACAATCTTGAGCGGAAACGTTGCTGGTGCAACAGTTTCAACTACTGAGCCTTTACAAAAAACTGGTGTTGTTGAGTTCTTAGGATTCTCTAGAATTGATGGTTTCCCAATGTTCAGAGCGTTTAGACAAGCTAACACTGCACACACTGCAGTTGATCAAGCTAACCTTGCTTGGACATTAGATCCATCAAGAAACACATTTACTGCTACTGCATCTATGACTTCTCAAATCACTCACCTTGCTGGTCTTACTATTGCATCTGGAACTGTGACTATTGAGTTAATCTCTGCATTAGAAGATCATATCCCAGGTTTCTCAACAAACTTTGGTGGTGTTCCTTCTGGATCTGCACAAGGTTCTTACCCAATGTCAAGAAAAGAAGATGATGATACTTATGCTGGTGTTATCGGACCAAAAATCTCTTCTAAAACTATCGCAGTTGGTACTATCGAAGTATCTTCAGCTTTAAGAAGAACAGAAATCGAAGATATCAAAGCTAACACAGGTATGGATATCGTTCAAAAAATGGAATCTATCCTTGTTAATGAGTTGTCTCAAACAATCTCTAAACAAATCGTTGCTAAAATCTTCGAAATGGGTGCTTTAAACAGAACTCTTGCTCCATTAGCAAGTGGGAAAATTGCAGTTACTGCTACTGCTTCTACTATCTTTGACTTAGATACTGCTTATGTTGGTGCTATGAATGGTGGTGAAACTACTCACGCTGTACAAAGAAAATTGATCACGAAAATTGCTCATGCTTCTAACTACATCGCAACAGAAGGAAGGGTAGGACCTGCTCAATATCTTGTAACAAACGGAGGTTTGGCTGCGGCACTTCAAGATATCGCTGGTTATACTGTAAACCCAGTTAAATCTAAATTAAACGGACAAGGTCAGTTGTACCCTGTAGGTTCTATCGGAGATATCGCTATCTATGTTGATCCTTACATGAAATATAACGACAACAGAATCGTTTTAGGAAGAAAAAACAACCCAGATCAACCAGGTATCATTTTCGTACCTTATTTGATGGCTCAATCTATCTCAGTTATTTCTGAAGCGACTTTCGCACCAAGAATGTTACTAAGATCTAGATATGCAGTTGCTGAAGTTGGTTGGTTCCCACAAAAACAATTTATGACTTTAGTTATAACTGATAACTCTCAGTACTTAAACTAATATCTTAAAGATAATAAAAAGAAAGCCACTCTTAATGAGTGGCTTTTTTGTTTTTGGTACTTTTTGCTTTTAAAATTTAATATATAACCTATGAGAAATCTAAGTACATTCAAACGATTCTTAAATGAAGGTAAAAAAGATAAGTTTCCAGATATTAAAAAGTCTGAAATAGATGGATTTATAGTCTATTTAGGTAGAGATGCGAAATCAAATGACCATCTTACTTTCAATGTTGCAGACGAAGAAGATATATGGATGCACGTTAAAGGTGTACCAGGTAGTCACGTAGTTATTAGAGTAAGAGAGAATCTTCCTACAGAAACAACTATTAAAAAGGCAGCAGAACTTGCTAAGAAGAATAGTAAAGCAAAGGATAAAGAAAATGCGATTGTTGTTTATTGTCAAAGAAAATTCGTTAAGAAAGATCCTGGTATGAATGATGGACAAGTCAAAGTTGACTATGTCAATGCTCACGATATTAATATATAAACAAAATAAAAAAGAATATGGCAGAACAAAAATTACCTAAAGTAGAGTTTTCCAAAGAGCTTACAGATATGTTAAAAACACTTGAAAAGAAAGGAAACTATCTTGCATTTGAGCTTATGTGGATGACAGAACCTGATGCTAAATATTTCAATGGTTTAAAAATAAAGAAAGTAGATGTTTCTAAAGTAGACTGGTGCTTTAACGTAACATTGGAAAATGGGAATAAAAACGATATGAAGATTGGAAAGTTCATCAGATATTTCTTTCAAAATATTATAAACGAATATGAGATAACTAAATTCTCAAAGTTATATAATAGTATGAAAGGTGGTGGTAAACCTCATGAAGATGGTAATCCTATTGAAGTAGAGAAGTTTGTTTATAGTCCTAAGAATCCAAGAAAGACTTTCTTATCACTTGTTACTAAAACATATCCACACGGAAATGAAGATGAAGTTCTTCAATTTTTACCAACATTACAAAAAGATGTTGTTGGAAACTACTACACTATTATAGGTGGACACACAGAAACAATGTTTACTTGTCACTTAGATACTGCCGATAGAACTCAAATGACAACCACACTTTTTAGTATAAAAGAAGGAGAAGATGAGATTATCGTAACAGATGGCACTACCGTATTAGGTGCAGATGATAAATCTGGAACTACCGTAATGCTTTATATGATGGAACATAACGTACCAGGATTATACTATTTCTTCATTGGTGAAGAAAGAGGTGGTATTGGTTCACATGCACTTGCAGATGTTTATGAAAGTGTAGACTATTTAAAAGACGTTAAAAGATGTGTTTCTTTTGATAGAAGAAACTATTACTCTATAATAACATCACAAATGGGTACTGATTGTTGCTCTCCAGAGTTTGCAGATGCTTTATGTGCGGCTTATACTGCAAATGGTTTAAGTATGAAACCAGATGATACAGGTATCTATACCGATTCTGCATCATTTTTAGATGATATTCCAGAATGTACTAACGTTTCTGTTGGTTATTTCAATGAGCATACCGGAAAAGAAAGACAAAATATGACTTTCCTTACTAAACTATGTGAGGCATCTGTTAAGATAGATTGGAAATCACTTCCAACTAAAAGATCATTAGAAGAACAGATTTCTTACAAAAAACAATCTTTAGAAGCAAAAGCTAAACATAAAGACCTTTTAGAAGATGTTAAGAAATCAATCGTTTCTTTAGACAGACTTATTTCTGTAGATGGTGGTGTAACTTATATGTGTCTTGATTTAGAAGGATCTGATATAGGAACAATACACGATTCACTTGTTTCTCTTTCTATGATATTAAAAAAACATGGTGTCGACCAAGAGGTAGTCTTTGATGAGACATATTTAAAAATAGCACTTAAATAAGATGAAACTAAAAAAATATAACAACTATCTTAACGAAGATAAGTACGAAGACGAATACTTTGACGAATATGGTTCTCAGGATGATTATGAAGGACAGGATGATGCACAAGGTGATGATGATATGGAACACCTTTTGTATCTATTAAGAACGTTTTTAAAGGATTCTGGTATAAACAATGTAAGTTTGAAGAACTCGGACTCTAGTATAAAATTAGAGATTGTTTTAAAAACAAAAGAAAGATTGACTGATGTAATAAAAACTTTTGCAGTTCTTAAAAAACTATCAAATGATATAATGGCAGATTATGATGCAGAGTTTGATATCTGGGAAACCAAACAAGGAGATCCGTTGTTGATTATCGATTATTATTCACCAGAATATGGTGATGATGAAGATGGAGCACCTTTTTAAATAAAAAAAGTAAACTTTTTTAGGTATTTAGAATATTATATATATCTTTGTTAAAAGAAATAACAATTACAAACATGGGGGTGTCATAGAATCGCCTAGCAGAGTAGTGGTAGTTATGCAGGTATCGGGTTGTCTAGTGTCCGATTAACAAATTAAGAGGTAACGTCGTAAATGGCAAAACAAATGAAGTAGGAACTCGTGAAGATTTAGTAGCGGCCCTAAAAGCAATTGGAGCTAACACTCCAGAATTAGTTTAATAAGAGAACTAATCAAAAAAATTCTCCGACTGTATCACGCAGTAAATGTGAAAACCATTTTGTTAGAGTTTGGGTTAAAACTAAATATTTTGTGAGTTTAGAAAAACATCAATAAGCCTGTGAATGAATGATTATTGTTAACTGTATAGTACATGCCGGGCAGTGCGGCATCACTTCCACAAAAAGAAAACCCACAAAGATAATTGTGGGTTTTTTATTTTAAATATTATGAAAAAATTATTAGACAGATTGTAAGTAAACAAAAAATAACTTACAATCATGAACAAACATCACAACAAACACTGGTTAAGAGAAAAGGAATACCGTTCTCTCAAGAATTCCTATTACTACGATTTTTATTGCACCAGAACATCTACAGAGGCTGAAATGGAAGAAAGACTTTATTCAAAATTCTGGAACGAGTTTTGTGGATTCTTCCATACCGCACCAAAACACTACAGAAAGACTCTTAACAGAATACAGAGAGCAAAATCAAAACAAACTCTTTTTAGAGAACTTAAAGGATATGACGTATCCTATGAAGACAATTACAAAGATTGTAACTGGTATTGGTAAAAACAAATCACTACTTTTTTAATATAAGTATCTATGATAATAGATAAATTTGATGGTAGATGGAGGTTTTTATCCAACTTCCACCCATGTGAGGTAGAACATCAAGGTATAATATATCCTTCAGTAGAACATTACTATGTTGCAATGAAATGTAACAACGAGCAAATGTTAAATGGTAGACATTATACTATTGGTGATTTCAGAGAAATGATTGCTCGTATTCCAAATGCTGCGATTGTTAAATCTCTTGGTAAAAAAATGCAGGTTAGAAAAGATTGGGATGAAAAGAAACTTGACTTCATGCTGTATGGTGTCAGAGAAAAATTCAAAGATTCGGGTCTTGCGGAACTTTTACTATCAACAGAAGATTCTTCCTTGGTTGAAGGAAACGATTGGAACGACAAGTTCTGGGGCGTGTGTCAAGGAAAGGGTTTAAACCATTTAGGTCGAATACTTATGAAAGTCAGAAAAGAAGTAAAAGAAAAAGAAACTGGTGTTGTAGCAAAACCAAATTCTTTAGATGAATTCTTCAAACAAAGCAGACAAAACTAATATAAAAACAAATAAATAAATATATGTCAATAATTTCATACTTCGGGGGTAAGGCGAACTTCCAATCATTCATTACGCCAAAAATACCAAAAGATTGTAAAACATACATCGAACCATTTTCTGGTTCTTTCGCAATCTATATGGATTCAGACTTAGAGTTTGAAAATGTTATCTTTAATGATAGAAACAGACACCAAGCAAATCTTATGAGATGTTGTGCGTCTCCAGAAGAGTTCTTAGTTGAAATAAAAGCACTTTTGGCACCAGGTGGTGAGTTACATACTACAGAAACAGAAGCTGATAAAAAGTGGGATTTCTTCAAAGCTATCTATCACAAATATGTTAAGAATGATTTCTTAGATAATATGGATTTTGAGATTGGTGATTTCAAAGTAGGTGCAATCTATGCATTTCTTATCACATCTTCTTTCTCTAGTGTTTATCCAAGAGGTGGAGGATTCACAGGATATAAGAAAAAGAAAGACAAATTGAACCTTTCAATCTTAATCAACAAGCTTGAAAAAAACAAATACACAAAAAGACTTCAAAACATCTCCGAGTTCAACAACTCAGATTTTGAAGAAGTAATCAGAAGACATGATTCAGAAGATACTTATATCTATTTAGACCCACCATACGCTCGATTTAACGACGTTAAAAACGATGATGATGGTAGACGTTTATTTTGGTACGGATGTGACACAGAGAACACTTTTGGTGTTGCTTCTCACAGAAGATTATTAGAGTTATTGAAGACTACAAAGTCAAGATGGTCTTTATCTTACTACTACTTTCCTTTATTGGAAGAAATCTTACCAAAAGACAAATATATCTGGACTTCTAAAGAGTTTCATAGACCATCTGCGGTTATTAAAACAGAAGGTGTTGAGAAAGAAAAAGGTATTGAGCTTTTGATTATGAACTACGATCCTGAAACTGGAGAAAGAGTGTGAAAAATGGACGATAGAGAGATTCTTGATTTGATAAATACCGGAAAGGTCGAAATGTTCGACTATTCCGGTTTTTTCAAAAATAACATACATCTTCGTTGTTTTGAGACTAAAATAATTTCAACAAACTTTCCTATACATCTACCATCAAATGATATAGATGTCTGGACACAATGGATAAACACTATAAAAGAAGACTTTAGAAGATCTATACATTCTATGTCTATGAAGAAGATATTCGACTCTGAAATTTTCTCGATACTCGACTATAGAGGAATCTCGGATAGAGATTATCCTATTGATTTAGTTCATGAAATTGCAAAAAGACCATACAAAAATGTTTTGGTTTCACCAAAGATTGCGGCTTTGATACAAGATACTGCCTTTTTCATACCTGATATGAATAAAGACAGAGGATCTCTTTCAAGTTGTTATAGAATAGGATCAATATTTTCTCATAAAGACATCTATGTAGATCCTTTTCTAAAATGGAACGATATGCGGATATGTATATTTGAGGATATATTTGTAAACATAGAAGAAGTTTGTGCCAATATTAAGAATGATTCAACTTTTAATCCAAAGATAATGATGGAGTTTGGATTTGACTTCAATTGTGGTCCTTCCGAAGTTCTTCATTTACAAGACGACGAATATCCAAATCTGGACCCAGTTGTGACTACTATACTTAGAGATAGAAAAATAAACGGAATATTAGATGAAAACTGAAGATTTTGATAGGATACATTCGTTAGGATTCTGGATTACAATAGATTGGAATCTATGTTTTTCTATAGACTATATGGTGGACGACGATCAGATAAACATTTTGGTTTGTTCCTATGAAGAATGGTCTCCGAATATTAAATTTGATGATGTTATAGAGCTATCCTGTGATATTTTTTATGAATGGTACAATGAAAATAAAGATAAGATAGACAATCTATCTCAGAATGATTTTGATGATATTGTATTAGGTAATATTACCAAACGGGTAAGAAGAAATCTAAACCTAGACAAACTTCTATAAACAAAAAAAGAGTCGTTTGACTCTTTTTTTTATTTTATTTTTTAAATTCTTCAAACCATTCTCTTACTTCATCTTCACCATCAAAAGTAGTAGGCCATTCATTCATTTTTACCAATAACTCTAAAACTTCTTCTTCGTTATAGGATTTTTCATCAATATATCTCTCACCATTCATTCCAGCGTGACCCTCATCAGAGAATATACCTTCGTTTTGAAAGTCTTCAAATCTTTTAACTTTCTTTACCATATTATTTGTTTTTTAATTTTCTATCCAATAGCTTGGCTATGTTTGATCCTATGAAGTAATGTAAGTTCTTCAAAGTATCCGCTTCTACCGTTTCAATCTCGTCCATGAATCTGAACTGGTATCTATAAGTATCTTTTTCGTCTTTATCATCCGCATCTATTTTTGAGATTGATAGTTCCATATGATAGTTGTCGTTGATGTTTATTTTAAAATCGAATGTGGTCTTATCACACGGTGTTGTTTTGAATTTAGGTTCATACTCTACATCAAAGATAGAATAGTCTGTTATCTTAGCTCTTTTCATATAGTAGTTCAAAAACATTGCAGGAGCTTCAATAAAGTCGGACAGTATTTGTAAATCCTCACCAAAGTTTTTTGATTCTACGACATCTTCAATCTTCTTTTTAAGATCGATTATCGTAGAAAACTCTATTTTGTGATAGATACAGTTTATGTCATATAAGTAAATAAAAGAATTATCAATAATATTTCTTTTCTCTAAATCTGTTTTGAATATGAATTTCGTGTGTATGATTGAAGTGTCTTCGGTTGCAAGTCCGTGTACAGATATTACAAGCTTTAGAAAGTCTTCTTGATTAGACATTTCATAAATCGTCTCGATGGTGTTCACTACTCCTTTTTCTTCATCGAATACTTCTTTGAATACTTCTTCTATTTCGGATATCTTTATGTTCATATTATTTGAATTGTTTATCGTATGATTTGTTTTTCAACTCCATCACTTTGTTGATGTATCCATTTCTTCTCAAAAGTTTGAACACTAGGTTTCCAGTAGAATATTCACCACTTTCACTTTCTAAACCACTTTTTCTAAAGTCTTTAACTTTTTTCCAAACTTTATCAAGTTTTTCTTTAAAAGCTTTATATTGATCTTCGTTTACTTGTTCTTCAAGTTCTTCAATCTGTTCCATAACAGGTTTTGCTTTCTTACGAATAATCTTTTCATCTGGTTCAAAGTCTGCCTTTTCTGGTCTTTTGATCCATTCGTTATTCATTAACGAAAAGGCACCACCCATTCTTCCAGTTTTTATTGCAGTTTTTAAATCTTCTTTATCTTGAATAGCAACTTCTACTTCATATCCTTTGATTTTAATATCGTGTTGTGCATTCCAGATTTTCTTAGCAAGGTCACAAACGGTTTCTGCCAACTCTAAATCATCATCGATATCTTTTTGATTAACTATTATATGAAGGTCATAATCTGAATATTTTTCAGACCAGTTGTAGTTACACAAAGAACCACAAAGAACTATATCAAGTACATCTACTTGTATATTACTTCCATCGAAGAAGTCTTGTCCTATTTGAAGAAGGTCTCTTCTTACTTCCTCATCTAACTCAAAGTTGTCCCACAACTTTGTATTAAGTTCGTCTTTTAAATAGAACGACTTTATTGCCTCAAAGTCTGCTTGAACAAATTCGTAAAATTTTCTAAGTTTCATAGAGTATATATTAAAATATATTTTCAATATTTTGATTAAACTATATTATCAATCACATCAAATATAAAGTAAAAACCAAACGTGAAATACTCTTCATATTGATCCTCTTTTATTAAAGTAGAATCAAATTTTCTAACTTCATTATATTTTGCACCACCAAATGCAACCTTAGGTACTGATATCTCAATTATAATATCTTTAAATTCCGGTTTAAGTACCAGTGTCTGTGTTAATGGATTAAAATCTGTAGCCATAATAATATCTATAAAAATTTTCTATTCTGATTTGTTCAGATGTATTCAACCAATAGTTAAAAACAATTCCACTTGCCATATGACAACCGGCCGATGTTGCAGAAGAGTTATTACCAAAACTATATCCGGTATTAGGCATAGTTGATGTTGATGAACCAAAGGTTGTTGTTACTGGTGTCATATTCAATTTACCATTAAGATATATTTCCATTTCAGAGCCGACTCCAGTTGGTTGATACATTCTAAGCTTAACTGTTAATATAGTCCAAGAATTATTGTTAGTTCCTGCAAGTGTTGCATCGTATGTATCATAGACCGAACTTGTTGATGTAGGATTTCCAATAAAACTTACTCGTATTTTCGTACCACTCTCTGCGGTTATCAATATATCGCCAATTGTATTAGCAATCGTAGTTGATACTCTATAAAACAATACACGACCCGCAGTTAGTGTTGATAGTCTAACAACTAACATAACCGTTAACTCTGCAGTTCCGGTGTATGTACTTGATGTTGAAATTCTATCGGCTGCAGAGTTGAAGTCAATATATGCCTTATCATTTAAAACACCTGGTTTAGTGTATGCCGGTGATGAACCACCTGTTAAAAATGCGGCACTATTCATCAAGTTATACATAGTCGTAACACTAGTTCCAGATACTACACAGTAATCCGCCAACCAAAAAACCTGAGCTTTTTTACTACCTATTAAACCAACGGTAGGATCTTGAACCTTATCATGACTTCTTATACCATTTAATAAACCCTTTTTAAATCCACTTTCCATTCTAGAAAAGCCCAATCCGGTTTTAAAACCCTGTAAAACTCCGGTTGTAAGTCCACTACTCATTTCTCCTTTACTACTCATATGTATCTCCGAATGATTTTATGGTTATTGTTGAACCTATTGCAATGGCACCTGTTATGGCACCTGTTATAGCCCATCCTGTCGGTAGATTAAAATAATATCCACCATCTGGTTCATATGTTTTTGCGAAATAAGGCACTGAAAATGAGTTAACATCATAAAATATATCATATGGTGCAATCGCTGTCGTATTTCCACTATTTGCTAAAACACTCACCGTATATAATAAATAACTCGTTGATCCATTCTTTAACTTAATCGATAATGTTCTCGCAGTTACATCTGTACTAACAGCACTTATACCATATACTCTTCTGTCATAAGCAGCACTACTTATTAAATCTATCTCTGTTGAACCCGTTGCGTTGTTTAAAACAACCGACTTTTCAAATGTGTTTGATGTAAATTCATGTGTAACACCATCATAGATTTCACCGTGTGATGTGAAAGTAATTGCTTCTACTCCCGATAACTGAGTACCTGTATATAATGCCTTTAATGACCAAGTTTTCGGAAGATTAAAATACGAAACACCCATAACATCTATTCTTTTTGCCAAAATAGGACTTGATAGTGAACTACTTTGTAAATCAAGTGGTGAAACACTTATCGAGTTACCAGAATTTGCAGAAAGTGCGGTATATAAAACAACATAAGATTTTACACCATCACTAAAAAATAACCTTATATTTTGTGTATTTGCATCAGAAGTAGATATCGCAAGTCCGTATATCCTTCTATCGTAATTAGAATTCGCAGTTAAAACGGTATATTCGGTATTAGGTGCCGCAGATGCCGTAAGTGATACACACTCTAAGTGTAATGAATTTGTTAATTTTAGTGTATTTCCCATTTTTTAATATATTTCTCCAAATATGTGTGTTGTTATAGTTTCTGTGGAAGTGCTGAATGTTGTATTATATTGCATTTGTATAGACCATCCTGCTAATAAGTTAAAGTATGCTAGTCCATTTGTATCTCTCATCTTTTGAAATACTGCTTCTCCCATTGTGCTACCAAAAACATCAACAACAACTGCAGTACCATTTGTTCCAGAAGATGCCGGAATACTAACTGTGTATATTTGACAAACGTTAGTACCATCATTTAGATATATTTTAATTGTTTGTATGGCATTATCCGAACTCAAAACTGCAAAACCATATACTCTTCTATTACTAACAGAACTTGTTAGTACATCAAAATTAGTATTTGGTGGAATAGAAGAGGTTATACCTTTGCTTTCCATAAAACATTCATTGGTAAAAGTTAGACTATTTGCCATTTTTTAATTTATTTTTAAGCATATGTTTCTCCAAATACAAGAACGAATAAACCCTCTGCTGCCAATAGTGCGGTATTGTATTCCATCTGAATCTTCCATCCCGCAGGAATATTAAAGTAAGGAACTCCATTTGCATCTCTTTGTTTTTGAAAAACTGATGCACCATAGACACTACCGAATGCGTCAACTGCGGCCACCGTTGTCGAGTTTCCCGAGTTCAGTGGTATGTTTAATGTGAAAATTTGATATGTCGCACTACCATCATGTAAATGAAACTTCAGCGTCTGTGCACCGGCATCGGTTGAGGTTACTGATAATCCGTATATTCTTCTAGTGTATGTAGCATCCGAAGATAATATGTCGTATTTCGTGTTGGCGGAAGTATTGACACTATAGGTACTACCCTGCATGAATCCCGCACTTGTGAATGTTAAGCTTGTTGCCATAATATAAACTTTTTTGTTTGTTTATATATTTAAACATTGCTTCTTCTTTAGCAGTTATTAGACAGAAAAAGTAATACGGTTTGTGTTATCGCATCCGCGGATACATAGTTATTATTAGATCCTGAGAATGTTCCTGACATTTTCATTGATCCTGTTAGTCCAAGTTGATTTCCGTCAAAAGTCATGTTTGTTTCACCAACCAAACCAGTTGTTGTTCCGTCTGACGTTATTACTCTATTGTTTCCGTAGTTTGTTATTGTCGCACCACCGCCTCCGCCCCCGGTTTGATCAACCCATTGAGTGTTATAGTCGGTTGTATCTATTTTTGCCAATACCTGACCGCTTGTTCCGCCTGTTGGTATTCCAAAACCGGATGTTCCTGATGTTCCGTTTACACCCGAAGTTCCTGATGTTCCGTTTACACCCGAAGTTCCTGATGTTCCGTTTACACCGCTTGTTCCTGATGTTCCATCAACACCCGAAGTTCCTGATGTTCCGTTTACACCGCTTGTTCCTGATGTTCCGTTTACACCGCTTGTTCCTGATGTTCCGTTTACACCGCTTGTTCCTGATGTTCCGTTTACACCCGAAGTTCCTGATGTTCCGTTTACACCGCTTGTTCCTGATGTTCCATCAACACCCGAAGTTCCTGATGTTCCGTTTACACCCGAAGTTCCTGATGTTCCGTTTACACCGCTTGTTCCTGATGTTCCAGAAGTTCCATTTACACCCGAAGTTCCACTTGTTCCATCAACACCACTTGTTCCAGAAGTTCCATCAACTCCAGAAG